CGCGAACTACACGATCTTCAATATCGTGATGTGCTGATTCTTCATCGCTCATGTCGCCCTGTTCGTCGCCAGATAAGTCGAATACTGCACTTTCTTCTTCACCTTCGGTCATGCCTGATTCTTCAGCGTTAATTTCGTCAAGTAGATCACCTACTTGTCCGCCCATACCGCCTTCTTCCATGTCCATGTCTTCTTCCATGTCCATGCCTTCTTCCATGCCCATCATTTCTTCATCCATCATGTTTTCATAAACATGGCGTGATGTTTCTACAATGATTTCGTGAAATAATTGACTTGCTTTTTCATTATCCTCATTGATAACTAAATCAATAAGTTGTTCCCATTTTTTGTTATTCATTGAATTTCTCCTAATAGTGAATGGCTTTGTAGATTTATTTAGTGAGTATCTCAAAAAAGTACTCAATATAGTCGTTTTTTTTACGTTTTTGGATTAAATGGTATTATAATTGCTTATTGACTGCTACTCTGACCTTATCTATGTCATTAGCTTGTCTACGAGTAGTTTTGCGATTATCTTCTACAAGCGCTAAAATTTTATTGATTTGCTCAGATAATTGACTTACTTTGCTTTCTAGTTTTTCTATTCTTTTAATAGATGATTCATTTAGGTTTTTTGTTATCTTCTGTTCGTTCAGTACAGGATTTGTTTGATACATCTTCATATTATAATGTTGGGGCTGCGCCTTCTGCTGGTTTAGCTCCATATTGACTACGAACTTTCTTTAAATAATCTTTCTTTTCATAATTTCTCACATCTAACATTCTACGTAATTTGCGAATTTGTTTAAGTGTAAGTTTAGTTTTTCTGCTTGTTCGCCAGGTAGGTTTGCTGTTGTCAACATTGACATCCTGAAATCCTGCTACTGGTGGGTCAAACATTTCTGTGAGTTTCATACAACTATTTATCTATTATCCAATTGCGCCAGGTGTTGCTAATCCACCTGCTGCGGGTGCGCCTGCTGCGCCTGCTGCCGCGCCAGCTTGTCCAGCTGGAGCTGTACCTACTGGACCTGCTACATTTTCAGGTCCTAAACCTTCTTGATTTTCTGGTGAGTTTTCTATATTATCTGCTGTTTCTGTGTCGCTTTCTATGTCGCCAACACTGACACCAATACTACGTAAGTCTTTACCCTTTGCTGTGTCCAATACTTCTTTTTCGTTTTCTTCACGCCATAATTTTTCATTCTTAGAAATTTCTTCTTCAGTCAAGCCTAAAAATCTTTCCATTGCAAAACGTTTACTAATATAAGGATATTGTTCTACTGTTTGGAAAGTATTAACACGAGCAGTATCCATTTCAGCCTGACGATAGCTAGCAAAGTTTTGTGGAGGATTAAAGCTTATTTGAAATAATCCACTATCAATATTAAAGCCTCTCCAACGCAAGAATAATTTAAATTCTTCATCTAACTTCAATGAAATATAATTCTGTAAACGTTCACAATATTGATTGAAACGAAATTCTTGAATCATGGCTGTGCCAACTCTACCATCATTCATTGGAGTAGTATTGTCATCTGGGCCTGTTGGTAAGTAGCTGCTTGGAACACGTAAGCCACGTGCTAGTCTGTTATTAAAGTATTTCAAGTCATCAATTTCGCCGAGATTTTGACCGCCTTGTAATAAGTCAACGCTACTACCACGACCTTCTGCTGTTACAGGGAAGAAGTAATCTTCGTTCATACTTAATGGATTATAACTTGCGTCAACAATACTTGGTCCACCGTATAAACTTGGAATACGTCTTTGGTGAATTTCGTTCTTAATACGTTCTACAAATGCCATAGCCATGTGACTTGGCATGTTACCTACGTCAATTTTAAATACTCTACGTTCTGGAGCACGTTGTACACGATAGATAAGAACCGCGTCTTCAAGTAATTCTTTCTGTTTGTAGACTTTAAAAATGTTTTCTAAAATACTTTGACCAAATGGCCAGAATCTGTCAAGACCTTCTGTTAAACTTAAGTGAACAATGTGTTTAGCATCTACTGCGCTTTCACTTTGTCCCAATGTAAAACGGCTACCTGTTGTGTTATATGGCATAGCCGGAACTGTATATGGTGTGTTTGTTCCGCCACCACTACCACCTAAGCCTGTTGCTGGGTTAGCAGCAAAGTCTGTGTTTGTTTTTTGTGCTACACTTAAATTCTGTAGGTTGATGTTTATATCTTTAATTACGTATTGTTCAGGTAGTTTACCTTCACTTTCGTTTACAATAACTTTAATAACTTTAACCATATCAACCCAATATAGTTTAAAGTTTTCTGGGTCACGAACAAAGACCTGATCTCCGTATTTAACAACGTTACGGAAAATCTTAAAGATACGCACATCAAATTCATTAAGTTTACTCCATTGTTGTAACTGTTGTTTTAACAATTCAACTTCATGATTTGTTGGATCATCTTTAAAATTAATGTTAAATGGAGTGTTGTTATGTTGATTTTTCTGTGTACTAAATTCAGCAAGAATATCTAAACATGCGTTAATTTCTGCGTCAACGTCCATCATTTCATATTGGTTATAACGTTCAATACGATTAGGATGTCCTGTATAGACTTCAGGAAGTCGTGACATATAATTTTTATAACCAAAGTCAGTGTTATTCCAACCGCCAGTGCTTGAACCATTTTGTCCTGGACTACTATTCCATGCGCCAGTATTGCTATTAATACCCGAAATTGGGCTACTGGTACCTGCTTTGTTTAAAAATTTGCGTTTATGTGCCATACGTTAAGTATTTAGTAAATTATATAGAATGTCTTAACAATTTGTCTTGTAAAGAATTGCTTGATTCTAATCTTGCTATCACAGTGTCTAATTTTGCTGAAAAGGTATTATTAAGTGTTTTGTTTTGATTTGCTAATTCTTGCATTGCTCTAGTCAATTCGCTGTTATTAAACACTGGTTGTATGATATTTTCCATATCTTGTTTTGTTAATTTTTCTGTCTTATCACCCGTAAGTTCAACTGGTATGCTACGACCGTTTGGCAATGGAACAACTGCTTCTGGGCCTGCTTCGCCAGCAATGCTTATGCCATCAGTAATGCCACCCATACCCAGTACTTTACCTGGGGTTTGACCACCTTCCCATTTTTCTTGAACTTGAGCAAACTTACTAAATTGATCTTTATTCAAATCTCCTAATTTAGTTGTGATTTTTGCTCCAGTTTCCTTTTGTATATCTCTTATTATATTTGCCAACTCAGGGTGGCTTCCTCCTGTTACCCCTTCAGTGTAATATGATACAGCATCAGCAATGTTAAGATTTCCATACTTTTCTTTAAGCAAAGCTTCATGTGCTTTTCTACCTGTTTCCACATCGGGAAATACAGCAATTTTTATAATTTTACCAGAAGGATCTTGTACTCTTAGTGATTGATTAGGCAACGCACCGAGTTTTTCTGCAGTTGCGCCGGCAGTAATATCGCCTGGATTATTTGCTCTCCAAGCAATTCCACCGCCTGATCGTGTTTTTCCGCCAATCTTAGCAACATCACCTAAATCTTTATTCTTTCCGCCGCCACTTACGCCACCGCCAGCACCGCCAGTTGGCATGGCTGTATCAACCGCAGTTTTGATGTACCAATCATTTACAATGTCATAGATGTCTGCTAATTCATGTGCTGTAGTTTCAGTATTTTTTTGTATTTGAACAAGTGAGGTTAGCATATTAGCTGAGTCTAATCCAACTTGTGATCTTCGTTCAGTTGATGTATCTGTTGTTACTGAAGCATTTGGCAATGTAGCAGTTGTAATACTTGGCAAGTTTGATGTGCCTCTTGCTGCTGATTCACCTACACTTGCTGTATCGCTTAATTCTAAACTAGTATATTGATTTTTCTGTAAAGTACTGAGATCCTTACTTCCTGCTGCTATAGTTGCTTGCGCAGCATCAGCTGGCCACCATCTGCCTTGTTTATATATGTAGGCTTTTCCTTTATAGAAAACAGTTTGGTTATATTTTGGATTTTTAATTTTTTGAGCAATTATTGCTTCTGGTGTGTTAGATGATGCCGCATTGGCTTTTTGATCTCTTTGATCAGCAGCACGGCGATTTTGTTTTATATCTTTTCCCAAATCTTTAGCGCCTTCAGCTAATGCTTGACCTCCATAATAAAGCGAAGCAGTTCCCAGTGCTGCCGCTACAGGGGTAGCGAGACCAAAACTTGCGCCTTCTACAACGCCTGCTGCAATTGCTAAACTTCCTGAAATTGCGGCATCTTCTAAAAATTCCTTATGTTTATGAAACCAAACACCCCAAGATTCATCACTTGTATCTTTGATTTCTTTTAGTTGTTTTTCATTTTGCTTTGTATTTTCTTCTAATTTTGTTTTTTGTTCATTAACTTGTCTTTGTTGTTGATTCAATCTAGGTAAAGGAATGTTAGGGACAACACCTCCAGGCATAGATCCACCGATTGGTTTTAAACCGATCATGTTTAAAGCAGTTCCTGTGACGTCTGATCCTAAATTTTGTCCCATTCCCATCGATGGCATGCCGGGTATATTACCCGTTGATTGCCCAGTATTATCATCATCGTCATCGTCCTTAAAGCCCTCATATAAGCCATAACCAACTGCTAAAGCTCCAGCAGCCATTCCTGCTTTTCCTAATGCTCCTTTTGCTCCTCCTAGTAAACCTTCTGCGCCTTTTCCAAATAAACCAGATAGTCCTTTTCCTCCAGTCAAAGCATTTACTGCTTCTAAGCTTCTAATCGCAGTTAATACACCAAGTGATAATTCAGCAACATATAGTAATCCACCCATTGTTTGTGATATGTTCGCTAAATGTATTAATTGGTTGGCCATTGCCAATTTGTTATCATCAAAGTAAACACCTAAATCACGCATTTGGTCTTTATATGCGTTAAGAGAATCTATAGCAATATCTGTTTTTTCTTGTTCTGTTTCTGTTCCTGGTTTAGGTTTTCTTTGTTCTAAGAAATTTTCTATGCCGCCTGCGTTTTTAATTTGACGACCAAGTTCTAAGGATCCAGCGTCTATACCAAGTGCTGTCAATGTTTTATCTTCTAAGAAGGTTCCGCCAGCACCTACAGGTCCTTCTGCTCTACGTTGACTTGCTTCACCTAACGTAGCTAATACTTTTTGTGGGTCACTGTTTCTAATAAGTTCTGTAAGATTAGGTACCAATCCTAATAGACCTGCTACAGCCTCAGGGTTGTTGCCATAATATTGACCTTGTGTGGCAAATCCTCTTTGAAGTGCGGCAAATCTTTCTGGACTTAAGTAATCTTTTGCTACTGTTAAGGTATTTGTTATACTTTCTAATCTTCTTTGTAAAGCATCAGCTTCTTGATCACGACCACTTCTTCTAAGTGTCTCAACTTGTGCATTTTGCTGAGTAAGATATAATTGATATTGTGTATTTGCTAATACTTGTTCACGACTTTTTTGTAAATCACTGACATTTTTACCAGTTATATTTGCTAATTCATATAACTGATCAATGTATTCGTTAGATGCTTTTCTAAGTGCTGTTGTTCTATCTTGTTGTTCACCTACAATACTGTAAATTGTTTGACCAGATTTTAAGAAATAATTAAGTGCCTGACCCTGCATAGCAAGATATTCATCTTGTTCAAGACCTAATTTTCTATAATGATCTATGTCTTTTTGAACGGCATCGCCATGATCACCAATTAATGAATTTAAATCACTAAAGGCTGCTACGCCTGTTCGAACAGTACCACCAAAACTAAGCAATCCAGGACCAATGTCTGTGATAGCTTTTGTAAATTTATCCATATTCGCAGCATTGTAACCTGCTGCGTTTGCCATTAACTTGAACTGACCAAGTGTTATTTCTGCGCCTTCACCAAATTTGCTTAATGATCCATAAGCTTTGTAAGTGTTGTCAATTTGTTTTAGGTAACTAGAATATAATTCACCAGCTGCTCCTGCTAAATTATTTGTGATTCTACCTATAGCTTCAGTTTGCGGTATAAGCTGATAGACACCAGTAATATATTGTTGTATTGCGCCGCCAAATTTACTTAAATCATATCCGGCACTATCTAACGCATTACCAAAAGATTTTAACGAGCCTACTAATGTATTAACGCCGTTAACAACCTGATTAAGCCCGTTGCTTAACTGAGCAGTTACTTTGGCTACATCTTGTTCTAGTTTTAATTTGCTTTCTGCTGTTAATTGTTCAGCTTTAAGTTGGTTAGTACTTTTTGAACTAACCTTACTAAGTTTGAGAAGTTCTTCGGCTAAAGTTTTGGCAGCTGCAGACGCTTCATTTTGCGTTTCAGTTAATTTTTCTGTTGATTCATTAAGATTTTCGCCAGCCATAATTTTCGCCTATAAATATACTTGTATTTAGTTATCCAAAAAATACACATATATAAGGAATTTTATGACCGATAACCCACTTAAACAATATTTTCGCAGACCAGCATTATATGTTAAACTGCCTAGTCAAGGTTTATACTATGATAAATCTGTACTGAACAACACAGAAACAGGCGATTTACCTGTTTATCCAATGACAGCTATTGATGAAATTACAGCACGAACTCCAGACGCATTGTTTAATGGAACTGCGGTAGTAGAAATCGTTAAGAGTTGTATACCAAATATGTTAGATCCATGGAAAATTAATAGCATGGACTTAGATGCTATACTTATAGCCATTAAAGCAGCAAGCACTGGGGAAAACTTTGAAATTGAAAGTGTTTGCCCAAAATGTGAAGAAAGTGGCAAATATAACGTAAACCTAACTGGATTGTTATTGAATTTAAAATCAGGAAATTATGACAAAGAATACAATGTCGGGGAATTGTATTTTAAATTTAGACCATTTACATTTAAAGAAATGACTGATATTAGTCTGTTCCAATTTGATGTTTCAACTTCTACAGCCTATGTAGAAAGTGATAGCGATGAAGTTAGACTTCAAAAAAATAAAACAGCATTGGAAAAAATAACAGAATTAACTATCAAAATATTAACTGATGCCATTGATTATATTAAAACACCAGTCGGTATTGTAAAAGAAAAGACTTTTATCAAAGAATTTTTATTGAATTGTGATAAAAATACATATAACGCAGTACGTGAGCAAAATGCTTCAATTCGTGAAGAAGGCGAACTAAAACCATTAGACGTTACCTGTGTTAATTGTCAGCATCCATACCAAACTAAATTCACACTGAACATTTCCGATTTTTTCGTTTAAGGCTTCTTAATTTAAAACCCGACGCTATTAAGAAGCTTTTTGATGGATATGAGAATGAAGTCAAGGACATTAAAAAGAACTGCCTAACCATGGCTTGGTATATGAGAGGTGGAGCTACATATACCGATATCTTGAATATGTCCAGTGATGAGAGAAATGCCTTAAATGAATTGATAGAAAGTAATTTGGAAACAACTAAGAAAACACAAATGCCTTTCTTTTAAAAGACAAACTTCGTTTGTCTAAGCCCTCACTTCGTTCGGTCTTATCTTTTACAGTAACTTAATCTATTATAAATTTAAAAACTTTACTTGGTATGCATACCACTTGCCGCTTAGAAGCCATGGTAGTGCTAAACAGCACTACCAAAAAAATAACTTGCCTGCCCGTCATCCTTTGATGTATATACCCCGACTAGCCAGCTATTGTTGCTGCTATTCGCCACCGGTTGCTCTGTAAAGTATTATGGGTCTGTAGTGAATCTGCTAGCTTTGGGCTAGTGTTCAGCAACGCACATTCTGTAACATCAATACATAGTAGTTACAGACTTGTTGGTGGTTCGCAATCTCAGTCGAGTGCCACCTCGGTGTTCCACGACATTTAAAAAAATGCCATGCTTACTCCAGAATCCGCAGGCGACTGGCTTCCCAGGCTTGCTCAAGGAGAATCGGGCAACCCCGATTAAACTAATTGTTGAGTTGAATTAAGAGGTAAAGTGTGAGAGTTTGATTTGGTGTCTGATGAGCCTGAGTATGCCGCAAATATTTCTTTATTAAACTTAAAAAAGTGATCAAATTCGATAATGATCCAATCTTTGTGTTTAGCACTAGTGTAATACAAGAAATGGTCTGTGACCCATGTATACTTAGTCTGAACTACAACAAAGCGCCCCTTACGATTAAATTTCATAAAAAGCACATTAAGATCATTATCTTCTGCTACGTCCATCATTTGATCTAGCCAACCGTCAAGAACTTTACATTCTCCAGATAAAACTAAATGAAATGGGAAATCAGCATAACTTTTACATTCAGCGTTTAGTTTAGGAAAACTTTGTCCTGGAACAATATCTCCCTTAAAACTACGAATTTGTCCTTCATGTAATATTTGTGTACGAGCTTTGTTTTTGCCACCCACATATGCGCCACTACCTGGGGCGCGTATAAATGATTCATTGTATAAGTCTGATAGAAATCTTGCGACTTCTCTTTCAAAACCTGAACCTTTTGCTTTTTGTGGACTTGGCATAGCTTTATATATTCCTACCACTCTGTACCATAATTTTTTGTAACAATATCTTTGTTACATTTAATATTACATTCAAAACTATCATTAACAAAATTTTTTTTATAAAAATCTAAATCTAATACACTTTGTAAAGTTACGTTGTGTAAGTTGTAGCTTTTGCTTAAGTCAACAAATTTATTATTGTGACCATATCTATTAGCTACCCAGCAACAGGGGAAAAACTCTCCCTTGCTGTTAATAAACAATCCTTTATTGCCAATATGACATAAAGGTTTAATATTTCCTATATTTTCTACACTATCATAGTGTGACAAGTTAGTAGTCATAAAACTTTCATTAGGTCGTCTTTCAGTGAAATATGTGTATTCTCTTTCAAATCTATGACTACTACTCATTAATTTTTTACTTGGTTGTAATGTATCATTTTTGCCATAGTGTTCATATATGGCACCAAATTTTGTACTTTTAGTTAATTGAAACATATCAAAACCATATGACTTTGCTAGTTGTTTCATGTGACGTAGTTTGTTTTCATTAAATTTAAATCCAATTGCGTCCCAAACTACATAACATTTATTACTTTCAATTAATATTTTAGCACCATTGATTGAACTATCAAAGTTACTATTAACTCTATATAAATTATTACTGGCATTATCCCAGCCATCTAAACTAAAATGAATTGTATCATATTCATTTAATATGTTGCTACATTCATTCCAAAAATCATTTGATTTATATCCGCCATTAGTCACTATAACAATGCTGATGTTCGGCTTAATATTTTTAAAATACTTTAACACACTTAAAAAATCATGTGCGTATATGGGGTCACCATCGTCACCACAGAATGTAAGTTTTTCTACATGATTTTTAATAAAACTTTCATCAAAGTTTTTTATAAAAAAATCAAGACCTAATTCTGTGTTGACTAAACTTTCAGGCACTTCACTTCGTGCGCATCTTGGACAACGCAATGTACATTTACTGCTTATCTCAATATGCCAATGCCAAAGCGCTAGACTCATAGTACCTCATGACTACTATTATAGGTTGTGAATCCATTTTCTTTAACAACCTTTAATACACTAGGCACACGACCTGCTAGTTCTTCTCTGTGACTGACTAACCAAATACTCTTACTGCGTCTACGACTCATTTCTTTTAAGATAGCCATGCTGTTTTCAACACCAAGTGTGTCTAATCCACTGTCAATAAGTTCGTCAATAAACAATGTATTGATTGGGAAGTATAAATTTTCCCATACATCACGGAAAGCAAAACTTAAACCTAGAATTAATCTGTTGCGTTCACCGCGACTTAAATTATCAAAGTCAAGTTCACGGCCCAATTCTGTAATTTCAACACTTAAATCATTTTGAAATACTACTTGATGTGGTAATCCAATTCTATCAAGATAGTGTGTGAGTCTTGCGTTTAAATAACTTAAGTTTTGATCAATGATCTTTTTACGAACAAAGCTATCTTTACTTACTAATAAGTCTAACAAGAACTTTTGATGATCCATTAATTTTGTATATTCATTTATCTTGTCAAAACTTACAACTTGAAGTGCTTGACTTTCCATTTCACTGATTTGTTCAATATATGGATCAGTTTCTTCACTTTTACTATCAATTTGTTTTAATATATTACTGATCTGACTGCTATGCATTACAGCCTCAGCTTCAGTGTCATAATGTGTTTTTGGTATAATACCTAACTCACCCAAATTGTTTAATTCAGACTGATGTTCAGTTATTTGAGACACAATAGATTCACATTGTGCTAGTGCCTCTTCTAATGCTTTTTCTTTATCGGACAAAACAGTATTATGATTTTCATCATGGAACTCTTGTCCACAAGCATAACATGTATGATTTTTTAAATCTTCAATTTCTTTAGAAAGTTTTTTAACAGTTTTGTTTTCTTTTGTTTGGTCACTTTCCAAACGAGTAATTAATTTATTTAAATCATTAATTTTCTTTTGTTTTTCATTGTAAAGAGTTAAATCTTTATGTGCTTGAAGTTCAACATCAATATCAATTTTTGTTAAATCATCATAAGCCAAAGCAAGTTTAGCCAAATCTTCAGCATGTTTCTTTTGCCATAACGCACTTCTGCGTTTGGTACTTTCGATTTGTTCTTTAACACGTTTGTTGGCTTCTTCAACACCTTGTATTCTAAATTCTTCTTGTTGAATACTATCTTTTACATCTTTAATTAAGTTTTTAAGCAAATCGGCTTTTTCACTTAATAATGTAATTCCCAATAATTGTTCAATAACATTACGCTGATCATTAGCACTCATTGCTAGAAATGGTTCACTATATGTATTAAGCGCAACAATGTGCTTAAACATATCAGGTGTCATACCAATTGCTTTTTCAATTTGCTCTTGTGTTTCTCTATTCTCACCCTGAGCATCATTGCTTTGTACTGTATCGTTAATATAAAATTTTAATATGTTTGGTTTACGACCACGTTCAATCTTATATTCAATACCATTACAACTAAACTCAAGTGTCACCATCATACCCTTACCATTGGTACGATTGATTAAATTATCTTTACGAATGTTATTGATTGGAGTTCCAAACAACACATAACTCAACCCTTGAATAAGAGTTGTCTTACCTGTACCGTTTCTTGCGCCATCACCACCTAAGTCTAAGTTTTCACCTAGAATAAGTGTTAGTTCTTTAGTATCAAAGTTTACTGCTTGTGTAACATTTCCTATTGAAAGGAAATTTCTTAATGTAATATTTTTTAGTATAATCATTGTTCTAGTGTTCTGAAAAAATCACTTTTGGCTAAATTTTCAGCCTTTAATGTTCTTTCAATTATTCCTTCTATTTTTAATTTGGCGCTAATAAGTGTTCTCTGTTCTCTTAAACTACCAACATAAGGATGCACTTTTGTTATTTCATTTAACGCAATACCTAAATGTTTATTGATTTTTATCAACGACTCTAAATCCCTATATTGTCTTGTTTTCATAGATTATTATAAATTTCTAACAGTAACTTAGGTTCATATGAATTGCTTTCTATGTTACTGATTTGATCAATTATTATCTTATCTACGCTTTCAAACTTCAACTCGCCTGGGGCAAGATCAATTGCGTGTAATTCAGATTTAATTGGCATTAATATCATTTCACGTAAATTATGTTTTGGAATTAGTTCTTCTCTTAAGAAATTGGCTTCTTCATAACTGATATCAATATCTAAATGTATTCTGACACTAGAATGGGGCAGTAGATAGCCCGATGGATTCTCTAATACTTCACTTAACTTGTAAACTCTAAACACTGGTTGATTAGGCCAGCTATGAAATATTGGTTCCTGTCCCCACGCTAGTATCATCATACCTCTTTGATCATCTCCAGCATCAGCATAGTTGTGTGGAAAACTATTGCCAATGTACCAAACATTGTTTTTATGTTGTCTTTTATGAAAGTGTCCTGAAAATACTTGTTCAAAATTTTTCATATGATCTACGTTGATTTCACCATGATCTGGCATTTCAACCATTGCGTTCATATAAAAGTATGGCAACTCAAAGTGACCAAACAAGTATTTTCCCTCAAGACGCTTTAATTTCTTATAATCTTCTCCAACTAACCAAGGAGCAATAACTACATCGCCCTCACTATGCCAATCATTTACAATTGTTACATTAGGTAAATGTTTAGCCCACTCAACGCTGTGAATGTCGCGTTTGTCTCTATAGTATAGATCATGATTGCCTGGAATGAAATAAACCTGGCTAAAATTTTCATTTAGTTTTTCCAGCGCACGTAAGCCATATTGCAATGTCGCAATGTTGATACTAGCACGATGATGGTTATAATCACCTAAAAAGAAACAGGTTTCACACCCTTCACTTTTAGCTTTTTCTATAAACCAGTCAACAAAGTTACTACAATCAACATTGTGTTGTATACTATTGCTTTTCAAACCAAAATGTATATCCGTAAATACGGCTGCTTTTTTAAATAAATTCATATTATTCTTCGCTATCGAACTTCATTCCCTGCATTTGTCGTGTAAAACTTGGTGTTAAATTATTCATTTCTAGAATATCGTCACGAATGTTTTGATTACGTTTTTCGGTATTCAATACTCTACAGAAACTATTTGTAATAGCTGCTGTGTAATATGCGAATGGGTTGGCACTTTTTGCCTCATTAAATCGTAACCCAACATATGTTAATTGTAATATTGCGCTACCACGCATTTCGTCATTATATGTGTAACCGCGCCAGTTAAACTTCATAGCATACTTTTCACATAGCATCATATACATTCTTGCTAGTTTGTCTGTAATCTGTCCATGAGTTTTACTAAATTCGCCAGTTTTGACCCCACCTTTCCAATGACTCTTGCCCACACAGTAGGGATCGCCATTTTCATCAATCTTAAAGTGTTGAAAGGGTGGAAAGTTTACTTTGACATGTACCATGTCATCTACTTCATCTTTAGTAGTGGTATCTTCTAAATCGTCAAATTCATTTTCTTCATCGTCAATAAATTCTAAAATATCTTTAGCAGTTTTCTTTTTAACAACTTTCTTTGGTTGTTTAGCACTAACTGGGATATGATCCCAAGTCATTACACGAAATACTAAATCAGTTGTGGGTATGTCTTTATGTGTTAATTTTTCTTCTAACCCAATTGATAATCTGGCAGCACGGTTTTCTTTGGCTTCTTTAATTTTACTAGGTTTTATTATATGTTTTACCGAATTTTCTAAACTACTGTCAGGTGTATCTATAATTAAGTCATATTGATGATATTCTTGTTTGGTATAACAGCAATAACTTGTTTTGCTTGCGTGAATTTCTTTCAAAATGTCTTTATTGTTTAAATAATTGACTGGTTTTTTTGCGACTGTCATAGCTTCCTTATATTATTGAACACATATTACACTATACATTAGATAATGTCAATAAGTTATTGAATAAATTGGTGATTTTTTCGGCGATAAATATTATAAGCAAACTATTTATGTTTAACGCTGGGAAATAAAATGGCAGATGACAATACAACAGTAGACCAAGGTCAGGATCCGGGAATAGAAGTACCTGATGTAGGTAATATAGTTATTCCTCCTGTGGACCAACAAGAGCCATATCCTGGCATTACCTTTGACCAAGCACAGCAACAATTTAATGATTTAGTAGCTACAGGTGCCCCAACTGGTCAACAAGCAGCATATTTGTCATTGGCTGTATCAAATGGTTCGTTATCGTATGCAGACGCACAAAAAATTATAGGAGATAATAATAACTTATCTGCTGAATTTAATGCTCAGTTAGACGATGAAGTTGGTCCGACAACTCAACCAGAGAACCCTGTCCCACAGCAATCATCAAATGTAGCTAACATAGCTAGCGGTGTTATTTCTGGTTTATTTGGTAATGTTAAATTAAACAATGGAAGCCAATTAAATATCGGCGGCTCAACCGCAGTTGGCCAAGCAGTGTCAACACCAATTACAATTGTAACTAGCCCCTCACCTGTTTCTGGGGTACAAACTACACTAACGGGTACCACAGTATCAACTGGTAATACTTCAGTCCCAATTAACACTGGGTCAGGTACAACTTCTAACCCTAGTAATTCTAATAGTGGTGTTCCTAGTAAAACTAATGCCGCAAAACAACAAGCGTCATTACAAAATAGCACAAACTATCAACAAGGAAATGACTGGCGAGTTAAATTAATGCTTGCTCCAAATACTCCTCCTATACTGTATAAAGCTAAAGTTCCAGGCATACTTGGGCCACTAGCACGTACTCAAGGGGTAATTTTCCCATATACCCCAGTAGTACAAGTAAGATATGGTGCTAATTATGAGTCATTAAGCCCAACACATAGTAATTATAAAATTTACAATTATCAAAGTAGCAGCGTAGATGAAATAACTATAGGCTGTGATTTTACAGCACAAGATAATGCTGAAGCAGAATATTTGTTAGCAGTTATACATTTTTTTAGAACTGTTACAAAAATGTTTTATGGACAAGATAGTAAGCCAGGAGTTCCACCCCCATTGTGCTATCTTTATGGATTGGGAGCTTTTCAATTTAATAATCATCCATTAGTAATAACAAATTTTAATTATAGTTTACCTAATGATGTAGATTATATTAGAGCAGGCACACAAACTGTAAATCCTGGTGTAAGCAGCAGTGCTTTAGCAAACGCTCCCGCTCTTTCTCAACAACGATTAGGTAATACTGTAACACAGGGAGGCAGTGTACCTCCACCTGATTTTGGAATTCCACCTATTGGAACTGTATCGCCTACGTATGTTCCTACAATGATGCAACTTCAAATATCAGCATACCCAATTGTCAGCAGAAACGATATCAGCAACAACTTTAGCGTAAAAGATTACGCTACAGGAAATCTGCTAAGTAAAGGATACTGGTAATGTCAAATCAAAATATATACCCAAAAATAAGCAACTACTATAACACAGACGTTTTTAACAATAAATTTTTAGATGTCATGGTATATCGTCCTATTCCCGCTTTAGTTAGCGATGTGTACTATCAAGTGCCAATTGTTTATCAATATAGACCTGATTTGTTAGCCTATGACTTATATGGTGATAGTAAACTATGGTGGGTATTTGCGTCACGAAATCCAAATGTATTAGGTCCTGACCCTGTGTTTAATTTAGTCGCAGGAATTTCTATCTACTTACCACAGCAAACAACAATTCAACAAGCATTGGGCATTTAATTTATGGCACCAAATGACGATCAATCAGCAAGTAACAATCCAAGTTCTAATCAACAACAAAATCCCAGTGTTTATGGACAGGGTAGCAGTGGCGCGGCAGGCAACCCAACATCAACAGCAGCACCAAGTACAACAGCTAATCCAAATCAAGTAAGTACTCCAGGCGTTAGACAACAAAATCCATTAGGATATTTGGCTGATTATACCTATCAATTAAGTTTGTATATGGTTACTAGCGCAGCGTATAATCTATGGGTTCAGTCTGGTAGAAATGATATTACTCAAGTTAAAAATCAACCAAACAGCAACAATGGTGTATATTTAATTGCTCAAAGTGGTGGCATAAATGATAAAACAACAAATAGAGCACCAGGGTTTCAATATGATTATTATATTGACAATTTAAGATTTCACACACTAATGACTGCTAAAGCAGCAGGCGGTGATAATTTTAATATTAATTTTGAATTTGATATTATAGAACCCTATGGTTTTAGTTTTATTAAAAATATAGCTTATGCTAGCGATCAGTTATATGGACAACCAGATAGTAGTGTTCAGGGAAGTAATAGCGATAAACCAAGTACCGCATTAAGAGGTATTTTTATTTTAGGTATAAAATTTTTAGGTTACAATAAAGATGGTAGCATAGCGAATGGCAGTGAAGTTTATAATGGTGTAACGTTAGATAATCAAGGCAACAACAATGGAATTTTCAATACTTACTATGATTTAAAAATTAATACACTTAAATTTAAATTATCTGGGAAACCCTCAGTTTATAATATAGTAGCAGTAAGTTTACCTCCAGGCGAGGCAATAAGCAGTAAAAGAGGCAGTTTAGATAGTACAATAACAGTAAATGGCGCTACAGTTGAAGATGCCTTAAATGATGTAGTCAATACTTTTAATAAAACTGAACAATCATATGTTAGCGCTGATGGTGTTGCTGAATTAGCAAATGAATATAGTATAATCTACAAAGGTCCAGATGCTGATAAAATACGAACTGCTAAATTAGTTACTCCTGCCGATGTTAACAAAGCAACATGGAGTGCTACTCCAAGTACTATAACAAATCCAAGTCAAGTAAATCCCGTAACATCAATTACCACACAGCCTGATCCAAATCAAAGAACATTATCTTTTGGCTCTGGTCAAAATTTAAGTTCAATAATTGGACAAATAATAGGGCAAAGCACATACATAACAGATGCTTTAGCAAACATACCTAAAAGTACAAGTGAGTCTGATCCTACTACAGGAGCCGAAAGTGATTTGCCCATAGCATCGCCAAGTACAATCAGTTGGTATAATTTAAGTTCGCATGTTGAGGTAAAAGGTTGGGACAAAAAAAGAGGAGACTGGGTTTACAAAATAATATTAATTATAACAACTTATGATACTCCAGCTATTCAGGCACCTTCTGTTGGTACCAACACTCCTCCTTATCCTGGAGCATATAAACTTTATAATTATATTTTTACAGGAAAAAATAGTGAAATATTAGATTTACATTTTGAGTTTGATAATCTTTACTATTATGGTTTTATAACAAATGACCCTAATAATCCATATAGCGCAAACAATGGCGGTAATGTTCCAATTGCTCCAGGCAAAAAGAATAATGTTAATCAACAAGGAAAAATTGGTCCAACAATGGAAGCAATTAACAGTTATAGAACATTTTTAGAAGATCCAGGAGCTTATGTAAATGTTAGAATGAAAATCATAGGAGATCCAGATTTTTTAATGAATCCAAATTTAAACGCATATGCCCCCTACAACAAATACTATAATTTTAATTCATTTACAGTAAATCCAAATAGTTCGCAAGTATTTGTAGAAGTTAATATTAGAGAATCAACAGATTATAATGATAGTACAGGATTATTAGACTTAAACAGCAATATAAGTTTTGGACCATTGCCAAATGGAATCAAATTCAATGGTATACCATTGTGGATTTTAGATGTAAACAATACTTTTAGACAAGGTGTATTTGAACAAGAGTTGACATTGAATGGTGCGCAATGGCAATTGGCTACGAAAGATAATACAAACTCATCGCAAAATAGAAACACTAACAATAATAATACTAATAGCCCAACAAAAACTCAACCAAGTCTTGTAGAAAGTTATTTTGGTATTAAAGCAGGCGCATTGTCTACATCCAATTTAACACCAACTGTACCTAGTACCAACGATGATCAAAATCCAATATCTGTACAAAGTCAAAACAATACACAAAGCATATTATTTACAAATCAAGGAAGAGGTCCCTAATAAAGAGAATTTATGGCACAAGATAATATTAAACAAAAAGGCGTTAGTAAAGCAAATAAACCCGAGGCAGGCGGAGCAGCTAGTATAAGTTGGCCTGTATTAGGCGTTGTTAAAAGCAATATTGATGCTACACGTTCAGGCAAACTAATGGTTTATATAGCAGGTATTAACAATAAACCACCTGAAGATCCTACTAGCTGGATGCAAGTAAATTTTGCTAGTCCGTTTTATGGACAATTATCGGGTAATAGTAATAATACAGGCTATGGTGGATTCGGTAGCAATCCAATAAGTTATGGTATGTGGAATAGTCCACCTGACGTTGGCACAAATGTTATTTGTGTATTTGTTAATGGAGATCCTAGCTTAGGTTATTATATAGGCTGTGTGCCAGACGAAAGCGCACTGCAAATGGTACCTGCTATAGGTGCTGTTGATAGTGTTGTGCCTAACAATGATGGCGAAGCAAATAGTTTAGGCGGCGCACCAAGATTGCCAGTAACTAATATCAATGGTGATAATTCAGGAATAAGTGATGGAGCAACTTACTTAAGTGCTCCTAAACCTATTCATAGCTATCAAGCAGCAATAATGTTTCAACAGGGTACTATTAGAGATCCAATACGAGGCCCAATTAGCAGTAGCGCAAATCGTGAAACACCAAGTACTGTAGGCTGGGGTGTAAGCACTCCAGGTAGACCAATTTATCAAGGTGGATATGATGATGCCACAGCAATTCAAGACGCTAACACGGCACCAGCCAGTTCATTAGATGTAATTAGCCGCAAAGGCGGTCATAGTATAGTAATGGATGATGGCGATATCGCAGGACGTGATCAGTTAATAAGAATACGAACTGCCTTGGGTCATCAAATTACTATGAGTGACGATGGTCAAGTACTAACAATTTTACATAGTAATGGACAAAGTTATATTGAATTAGGCAAAGAAGGCACAGTAGACATTTATAGTACTAATAGTTTTAATGTTAGAACACAGGGTGATTTAAACCTACATGCAGATAATAATATTAACATACACGCTACTAAAACATTAAACATACATAGTAATGCTTTAAACATTAATACTGAAGCAGGCGCAAAACATAGAGTAGGCGCAGATTATAATATAAGTGCTGATAAAACATTTACAGTATTATCAGGAGGGTCATGTAGTTTAGGTTCTGGCGCAGAAATAGGTATTGCTGGAGCAGCAGCGGCTTATGTGACAGGAACAAAAGTTTTATTAAACACAGGGCAAATTGGCACTCAGCCACAAGGACAAAGTTCAATTCCATTTGCTGCCCAAACAGATACACTTTTTGACAACGATAAAGGCTTTTTGGCAGCACCAAATAGTTTATTGTCAATTACAAGCAGATGTCCAGCACATATGCCATGGCTAAATGCTAATCAGGGTGTAGCTGTAAAATCTGATCTTGATGCCTCAGCAAACTTCCCTAGCAACGCTAACCCAGCATTGTCTAACGTAAATAGTATAGCAGGAGGTGGCCCCTAAATGAGTTCTACGGTTCAGTTTGGCACAGGTATTATTAATAGTCAGCCTGAAGTTCAAGCTGTCAGTCAAAGCATTGACAAGTCTACAACAACAGCATTGTTGGGGACTATCGCAGCTTTTACAGCATACAATACAAATACTGTCGCCGCTAGCACAGTAGGGTATGCTATTAGCCCAAACGACCAAGGAATCAATCAACTTGTTGTAGGAGCATATGCTCTTACTCCTTACCAATTAGAAAGCGCGGGAATTCTCAAACCAGGTAGTAGTAATTTAGTTGCCTCACAAATAGCAGGCGGCGCCGATATACGCACAGCTATGCCAACACAGTTTTTCACAGGTAAGTTAGGAGTTACTGATGTTGACAGTCTAATATTAAATCAAAACGCACAAGCTAGTGTAGCTGTAACCAATTTACAACAATCACAAACACAATTAACAAACTCAGGATTAATTACAGGTAAAGAAGATAGTAGTCAAATAGCAGGTGCTGTATTAGCTGGGTCTTTAGTTGGTGTACCACAAACTATAACTTTAGTAAAAGGTTTAAACAGTATTCAGCCAGTAGCACAATCAACTGTCCCAACAGTTACAGGCATAGCAGCAGGCGGTTTTGGTCCATCAAGTCCAAGTTTCTATGCTAATGTTTATATAGGAGATCCATCAAGTCCTGCTAGTTTGGGAACATCGGTTAATAATGCCGTAGTAAACATTGGAACATCACTGAGCAAAGGTGTTGGAGGAATGTTAGTAGGTAGCGTCAGCGGCAGTATTAATAATGCATTTACCAGCGTATTAGGAAAAAACGTAGGTGGTGTCGTAGGTAAAGCAGTCACAGGCGCATTAACAAATGTTGTAAGTAGCGGTGTTAATAGTTTAGTTCAAAGTGGATTAAGCAGTTTAGGATTTAATGTGGCACAAAACGCAGCTGGCGCAGGAATATCAGGCGTCACTGGGGCAATAGGTGGCGGATTAGGAGGCATAGCTACGGCAGGTATTAATAATCTTACTGGTGGCGCATTAACTAGTTTAACTCAGAGTGTAAGTGGTAGTTTAACAAGTGCCTTTGGTAGTCAAGTAGGTGGCGCACTAGGTAATGCCTTTAGCGGTGCTGTCAGCAGTGTTGCTGGAGCAGCACTAGGAGCAGGATTACAAGCCTTAGGTGTTGGTAATATTATTGGCGGACTATTTGGCGGCGGTGGCCCCAACTTAAGTGGTTTAAAAACAGCATTGGGTGGATTAAGTACAGTTCCAAGTTACGCACAATTAAACAGTTCACAAAGAGGCACAGCAGCAACAGCCTTTACTGCTATAGCATCAAGTATGCCTAAATTACAAGTTGGTGTCCCAGTAAATTTAACAGCAGTACTAGTAAACGTAGCTAAAACAACTTTAGTAGCAAGTGTAGCAAAAAGCCCAAGTTCAGCTTCAAGTATAGCAAGTAGCATAGCAAGTAGTACACTAAGACAGGCAGGAAATGCAGTTGTGTCTGCCTTAGGACAATCAGCAGGTAAAGCAGTTGGTACTAGCATACAAGGCGCACTTAACTCTGTTACAACATCAATTACAAACGCATTAAAACCTGATTATAGTAATACAGCAAACGCAATACCAATACAACAAAGTACAGGTAATTTAACTGATGATTTGTGCCACAATACTTTTGCTGCTAGCAGTACAACCCTTTTAGTAGGAGAAGGCGAATTAACCCCTCTTGCTCAAAATATAGCTAGTGGACAAAACGCTGCCGAAATTGCCGCAGGAGCATTAATATTACCAGGTGGAATCGGTTCAACAGCAAGCACAGTAGATTTAAGTGATACTACAAATAGCAATTTACCAGGCTCAACATCTATTGCGGTACAAGCACAAAACGCATCTTCAGGCAACAATGGATTACAAGAAATAGAATTAAGTCCAAACGCTCAATATCAAGTAGACACAACGCCGAGTGGTGCTGACGCATTTAATCCTGATGCTTGGAATGATAACACACAGGCAACAGACGAGGAGATAGCGCAATCACAGCTTAACAGTGAAATAGCAAGTGTGGCGGTTGCTCCAGATCAAATTACTAGCAGCCCATTACAATCGCTAGTTAATAGTTTAACAAATTCGGGTGCTGCTCAAATGTTTGCAGGTAGCAGTTCAGTAAGTGGAGGAAACGGCGGTAGCACAGCAACTGGTGGTATAATTACTCCAACAGTAGCAACTAATACCATTGTTAGAACAGCAGTCAATGCTGCTGTATTAAGAATTTTAAACGGTGTTGCCACACCTCCTACTTTATTGGGAGGAACTTTCACAACACCAAACTTAAAGACAGCGGCTTCTATAGCTACAGCACAAACGGCCGCACAAACATCAAGCAACAACTTAATTGCGTTAAACAGTCAAGTTACAAATGCTTATAATAATTTACAATATGCTCAAAATAATTATCCACAGGGCGATCCAAGAATTATTCAAGCACAACAAACGTACACAGCTTTGAAACAAACAACTGCTGGATAAATATTAAAAGAGTAATGATATGCCAAACTATATAGGTTTTTCAACAATACAAGCAAACGATCCTAGAACTACTACTTTAAATAGTGGCACAGGTGTAGCGCCTGGCAGCGTATTAAAACCTGTTAGTTATGGTAACAAATTCATGTTAGTAGATGAACAATTAATTATAAGAGACTTTTTAAATAGTTTAAACATACCACAGGGACAAAAAGTAGGGCAACCGCAATATGGAACCACACTGTGGTCATTTATTTTTGAACCAAATAGTTCTGATACTCAATATCAAATAGAAGCAGAAATCAAAAGACTTATAGATTTAGACCCTAGAATACAGTTAGGATACGTTCAAGCGTTCCCTCAAGAAAATGGAATATTACTTCAGGTTCAAATTTCAATAAATCCATTCAATAATCCAGGGGTGTTAAACATTTATTTTAACCCTAACACCAATAGCGCAGTCTTACAATAAAACATAAAAAACTGCGTTTTTAGGTACGATAAATAATTAAAATGGATTAAATTATGGCATTATCAAGTAATAGACAAAGCAATCTTTTTGGTATAAATTACTGGACACAAGTCTACCAAACTTATGCCGGCGCTGATTTTACAAGTTATAACTATGAAACTTTACGTCAAAGTTTTATCAATTATATCAAAATTACATATCCAGAAACATTTAATGATTATATTGAAAGCAGCGAGTTTATTGCTTTACTTGATGTTATAGCGTTCATGGGGCAAGGTCTAGCGTTTCGCAACGACTTAAATGCCCGTGAAAACTTTATTGATACAGCAGAACGTAGAGATAGTGTAGTTAAATTAGCAAATCTTGTAAGCTATACTCCAAAACGAAACTTAGCTGGACAGGGTTATTTAAAAGTAGTTAGCATACAAACTACACAGAACATCACAGATTTAAATGGTATTAACTTAAGTAATATTCCTGTACTTTGGAATGACCCAAGTAATCCAAGTTGGCAAGAACAATTCAACACAATAGTTAATGCTTGTTTAATTAACAGTCAATTTGTTGGTAGACCTGGCAACACAGCAGATATTTTAGGCGCGACAACAAGCGAGTATGCTATTCATATTCCTAACAACACACTACCAATTGTTCCTTTTACAGCAACGATTAATGGCGCAAGCAACAATTTTGAATTAGTTAGCGTTAGTAGTGTTGGTGAAAGCTATATCTATGAACTTCCACCAGCACCCACAAGTCAGTTCAATATGTTGTTCCGCAACGATCAACTTGGATATGGCAGTCCAAACACAGGTTGGTTCTTCTATTTCAAACAGGGAACATTGCAAAATTATGCATTCACAATAGCACAGCAAATCGCTAACCAAACAATAGCAATTGGCAACATACAAGGCGTTAACAATACAGATACTTGGTTATATCAAGTTAGTGATAGCAATCAAAGTTTGGGTCAATGGACACAAGTAGATAACATTTACGCTAATGCTTACTTACAAAATCAAACTAATGGAAGTATGCGTAGCATATTTTCTGTGACATCAGGATTTAATGATACAGTTACATATGTGTTTGGTGACGGCGTATTCAGCGAAATCCCAGTTGGCAATTTCATTAGCTATGTACGCAGTAGCAATGGATTAACATATACAATTTATCCTAGCGATATGCAGGGTGTAGCTGTTTCTTTCCAATACGTTACTCGTTTAGGCACAGTTGAAACATTAACTTTTAATTTAGAATTACAACAAACTGTCAGCAATGCTCAAGCAAGAGAAACAATTGCTGATATCAAACAAAGAGCACCAGCTGGTTACTACACACAAAATCGTATGGTAAACGGTCAAGACTATACAAATTTCCCATATAGTTATTACAGTTCAATTATTAAATCAACAGCAATTAACAGAAGTAGCATTGGTATTAGTAAAAACATAGACCTATTAGACAGTACAGGCAAATATAGCAGCACCAATAGTTTTGGTGATGATGGCGCACTTTATCAAGATAACTCATTAGGCTTTTTAAGTTTAACAATTAACAGCAACAGTGACATTATTATATTTTTAACATCAACATTAAGTGCAGCATTGGCAAATTTAAAAGCAAATCAATATTATGTTCAGTATTATCCTAGATATACATTAAGTTTATCTACAGCGCCTGGTGTTATATATTGGCAAAACAGCACAGTCGATGTCAGTAGTGGTAGTGGGTATTTTTATTATGTCAATGGCGACCAAAATATCCCAGTACAAGTAGGCACATATTCAACAACATATCTAGAATATGTAACACAGGGCGCACTATTATACTTTACAGCTCCAACTGGATATTATTTTGACAGTAACCACAGATTAGTTCAAGGTGTTCCAGGACCAAGTGACACTACAGGTTTTTGGACAGCGACATTAAATGTTATTGGTGATGGTAGCAACAATGGCATGGGAAGCTTTGCCAATGGTACAGGTCCAATTACATTAAATGGCTATGTGCCAAACACAGCTATATTAACAACTATCATACCAACTTTTGGCAACACACTGCCAGTTGATATTATACAACAAGCAACAATTAAATTACAATTACAATTAAGTTTTAGTTTAGTATTTGATAACTCAATTCCAATCAACCAAGAACGCTGGTCAATTAGTTATTATAACGATCCTAATGCTTTTGTAAATTTCTTGAGTACGGCTGTAGGTGGTAATAACACATATACAGTCACATACAAACAATTAACTTATTACTTTGGTAGTGTTAGTGAAACAAGATTTGCTAGCCCAAGCGATACAATTATCTATGATCCATTTTCTGGAAAAATTTTACAAGATTACATTAATATATTACCAACTAATACATTGCCATTTAGCAATTCATCACAAGCTGTTCCGTTAAAAATAAGTATTACAGGTCAGCCTATTGAACCAGATGGTTACACAGATGACTTTGAAGTAGAAGTATCTGCTACAAGTATTAACAATCAACAATTAATTTTAAATCCTGACTTCTTTAGTTTTGTTACAGGATATAATCCTGATTCTAACAACTATGGCGTGTACGTATTTTTCCAAACAATTACAGATGCGTTCAATTTAACAAGATATACATTAATTCCTACATCAGATGTTGTCTATCAATATTCCACAAGTACACAAATTGAACTTGTAAAATATGAATACCCACTTGGACAAATATTCTTTGCCTATGGAGAAACTGATAGTTTAGGCAACACTGGTATTTTCTTTACAACAGTACAAAGTCCAACATCATTAACACCTGACTATTCATTAGTTGTAGCTCCAAACTATAGTTATAAAACAGGCAGACAAGGATTGTTCTATCAATACAGACATAATAGCAATAACACAACTCGTATTGATCCTACAACAACAAATATTATTGACTTGTATCTAGTAACACAAAGTTATTACACACAATATCAAAATTATATTCAAGATACCACAGGTACAATACCAGAACCGTTAATGCCAACTATTGATGAATTAAATCAAGACTATGGTCAATTACAAGATTATAAAATGGTAAGCGATAGCTTAATTCCAAACAGCGTAGTGTTTAAGCCATTGTTTGGTCCTAAAGCTAACCCAGCACTTCAAGGTACTATTAAAATAGTTCCAGTTGCTAATACAAGTGCTAGCAATAGTGAAATTATAAGTGCTGTACTTTCAGCAATGAATGATTATTTCAACATAAATAATTGGAATTTCGGTGATACTTTTTACTTTAGTGAACTTGCTGCTTATTTACATAATACTGTTGGACAGTATGTAAGTAGTGCTGTATTAGTTTCAAATGACCCAAGTCAACCATTTGGTAGTTTATATGAAATTTATTCAGCACCTTATGAAATTTTTGTAAATGCCGCAACCGCTAATAACATTGTTGTAATACCTGCCCTTACACCAGCAGAATTACAGATTGCTGTGTAGGATAAATATTGGAAATGGCACCATTAATTAGAACTTTAGATTTTTTACCAGAGATATTTCAAACAACTACTAACCAACAGTTTTTAGGTGCTACTCTCGATCAATTAGTAAATCCACCTAATTTAGAACAAATACAAGGCTACGTAGGCAATCGTTTTGGATACGGTGTTAACGCTAATGATTATTATGTAACAGAACCTGATAGAACAAGAACAAACTATCAACTTGACCCAGGTATTGTTTTTACTCAACCAAATACAAGTACAGCCAAAGATTTTATAAGTTATCCTGGTATTATTGATGCTGTAAATCAAAATGGGGGTATAGCAGACAATAATAATAGATTATTCAATGGTCAATTCTATTCTTGGGATAGTTTTATTAACCTTGACTCATTGATAAACTATAATCAATATTACTGGTTAGATGTAGGTCCTCCAGCTGTAACAGTTGGCGCAGGAACTGTTTATAGCACAGAAACATTTGTAGTGACACCAGAACCAAGTGGCTATCAAATTGCTTTAGCAGGAGCACTAGGCGGTAGTATTAATCCTACTATTACATTACTAAGAGATGGTGTCTATGAATTTATTGTAAATCAAAATACACAATTTTGGATTCAGGGCGAACCAGGAGTTTCTGGCAAAAGCGCAAACAATCCAAATCAAAGTGTAAGACAAATTTTAGGTGTTAACAACAATGGCGCTGAATCAGGAGTAGTAACATTTACTGTTCCTCCTGCCGACGCACAAAATGGATACAATTTCCCTGGTAACAATCTAGTAAGTGTTGTCAGTAACGTTTCATATGAAAATTTAAATGGTAAACCCTTATCGTCATTACAAAATATTGATGGTGTAACAAGTCTTAATGGCTTAACAGTAATGTTTTATGATACTGGAGTACCAAATGAGCAGGGATATACATCAAACTTTTTAGATTATACTCCATATGCTGAAAACGATAATGATATCACAGCACCTCAAAATATTACAATTACAAGTACATCAAGCACAGGCAATGTAATTACATGTAATAGTACAACAGGAATGTTTGTAAATCAAACAGTTGCTTTTACAGGTACACCAATTGGTACAATTATTCCTTCACTTACTGATAGTCAAGGTAATATCACACAAGCTGTATTATATTATGTCAGTGAAATTGTTAGTGCCACAGAATTTACAATTAGTTTAGTAATTGGTGGCCCAGTTGTAGCAATGCAGAACGCAACTGGCACTATGAATTGTCAAATCAATGCTATGGAATACGAACAAGGATACTATAGCGTTGTAAATTCAAATTTCTACAAAATAACATATATTGGAGATCCAAACAATCCTATTATTAGCTTGAGCGTAGCAGGACAAATCCCAGTAAATCAAAAAATTACAGCAGTATATGGTAACACATACGGCGGATTAAATTTCTTCTTAGATCAATATAACAATATTGAAATGATACCATACATTTCTGCTCCATTAACAACACTATACTATCAAGACGGTACAAATCCTGATCAAGTTGGTGTAATTAAAATTGCTGATGCTAATATTACAAATCAAATTGATATTGAAACAGAGATATTAGGTAAAAAGAATTATACAGCAAGCAATGGTGTAGTCTTTACAAATGGATTAAAAGTACAATTTGTAGGAGATATTATTCCTTCTAGTTATTTGACTGGTCAATATTATGTACAAGGTGTTGGTGTTGCTATTGAATTATTACCAGTTACAAATTTTGTCGTACCAGAAAAATTCACAGGCGACATTTTAACTCCATACGCTAGTACAAACTATGACACAGCTAACTATGACGATAGTTTGTATATTCCTGTTACCCCTGATTATATTACTATTGCCAGAGAAGCAATTAATAGAAATGCTTGGTCTAGAGGTAATCGTTGGTTCCACATCGATGTTATTCAAGCTACAGCACAGTATAACAATGATCCTAGTATCTTAACAACATATGCTAATGAACAGTTTAAAGCAGTAAGACCTATTATTGAGTTTTACCCAAATCTAAGATTGTTTAACAGTGGCACAGTAGGCAAAGATCCTATTGACTTTATTGATTTTAGAACAACTGACTGTTTAAATCAAGTTGCTGGACAATATGTATATTATCCTGACGTTGATGTTTACACAACATACAATGCTACACTTGACGCAAGTTCACTAAATGTTAATAGTGGTAGTTTAGTAGTTGGACAAAACTATGTTATTACAAGTACAGGTACTACTAATTGGAATACAGTAGCAGGTACTACAGGAGTAACATACCAAGCAGGTATGATTGTTAATGTTGTTACAACAGCATCAGGTACTGGAACAGCTAACGCATTATTTACAACAGCAACAGTTCCGTTAGATGATATAAGTGGCACATTTGCTGTTGGTATGTATATCAATGATAGTCAAAATATATTACCACCAAACAGTCAAATTACTTCATTAGCTAATGATGGTACAACTTTGACAATTGGAATTGGCTATGACTATAACAAAACAATAAGTTTAACAAATAACTTATCACTTGTTGCTAACCCAGCAAATAATAACAATTACAAACTTTTTCCTGGCGCAAGAATAGTATTTGCCAACGACCCAGAACAAAACGCAAAAATATTTGTAACTAGCTTTAGTGTCATTACAGCAGGACAACCCCCTGTGATCACATTATCTGAAGCACCAGATGGCACAATAGAAGCAAACAACCAAGTAGTTGTTTTCAGAGGTTATAACAGTCAGGGTTATAGTTATTGGTATAATGGTTTAGTTTGGACACAATCACAAGAAAAAACAAATAACAATCAAGCTCCATTGTTTGATGTATTTGACAGCAATGGTATTAGTTTTGGTAACAGTGACGTATATCTAGGAACTAGTTTTGCCGGCTGTAAATTAATAGCCTACGGTATTGGCACAGGCACAAACGATCCTATTTTAGGATTTCCACTACGTTATAGTTCTGTAGACAATATAGGTGATATTAGTTTTGATATTTCATTCAACAGCGATACATTTAATTATGTAAGCGAAAGTAATCCTGTTACAGTAAATGTTAATACAGGTTATGTTTATAATGATATTGATTTAACAACTTATGAAAGATTATTGGGCTGGCAAACAGCAGTAGGGCCAAGTGTACAATATCAAATATTTGAATATAACTGGTATCGTGATTCAAACCCAACAGCTACATTTGTATTAGATGTACAACCAATACCTTCAACTGACAGTCCATGGCCTGTACTACAAGTTTATGTAAACAATGTAATTCAAAATTCAAGTAATTATACTGTAACACTTGGGGCATTAGCTAATGGCACACCGATTACAACTGTCACAGTAACTGTACCTGTAGAAATTACAAATACTTTAATTCAAGTCTTAGTATTAAGCAATGATGTAAGCAGCGTAGCATACTATCAAGTACCTATCAACTTAAGTAATAACCCATTAAATGGTAATATTACAACAGCCAACGTTGGCGATATAAGAAGACAATATGTAAGTATCTTTAATAATTGTCCTTACATTACAGGTGATGTATTTGGCAATAACAACTATAGAAACTTAGGAAACATTGTTCCTTATGGTAATGCTATCATTCAAAACAGCGCAAGCTTAGTATTGCCAGGAACATTCTTACGCAATTTAGATTTCAATCTTTTTGATTCATTGTCATACAACAGCAAACAATATATTAACTACAAAAATTTAATTGTAGCTACGGTTAACAATTATCCATTTGATCAACGTTATGATCCAGCATATGTATTAAACACAGCATTGGATATTATTACAGCAACAAAAAGTAATAATCAAAGTTTCTTCTGGAGCGACATGCTACCAGCAAAATCTCCTTATGCTTCAAATGTTTATACCTTTGAAAACAATTTACAAGTTACAGTATATCCTTTAAGTCAAGTTTATGATTTTTCACAAGCTAACTATAACGGTGTACTTGTATACTTGGCTAGAACAGTAGATAATCTTACAACAACAAAACAATTAGTACGTGGAGTAGATTATATTGTCAGTTCTACTGCTCCTAGTTTAGAAATCGTTATTGAATTGATGCCAGGCGATGTAGTTACAATTAACGAGTACAACCAAACTTATGGTAGTTTTGTACCAAATACACCTACAAAACTTGGATTGTATCCAGCATTTATTCCAGAAGTTGTATTAGATAGCGATTATAGTCAGCCAACATATTTTATTAAAGGGCATGATGGCAGTTATAATAAACTATATGGCGACTATATTGTTGAAACAGACACATTAGTAGATTATAGAGACCAAGCTTTATTAGAATTTGAAAAAAGAATATACAACAACTTAAAATTAAGTAATACAGTTCCAGTTCAACTGTATGACATTTTGCCTGGTTACTTTAGAAATAATCAATATAGCTACCAAGAATTTATCGAAATCTATCAACAAGGATTCTTAAATTGGGTTGGTCAAAATAGATTAACATATCAAACTCAATATTATAGTTCAACAGATGAATTAAGTTGGAACTATAGAACAACTAATAATAAGTTAGATAATTCACAAATAGGCATAGGTTACTGGAGAGGTATCTATCAATATTTCTATGACACATTTACTCCTAACACAACTCCATGGGAAATGTTAGGTTATAGCAACGAACCAACTTGGTGGACAAGTCGTTATGGTAGTGCTCCATATACAAGTAACAACTTAGTATTGTGGGGAGACCTTGAAATAGGATTTGATTATAACAATGGCGACAGCAGAATAATACCTGAAGCTGTAAGACCAGGTCTTACAACTATATTGCCAGTTGACACTCAAGGTAATCTTGTCAGCCCATTTGTAAGCGTTGTAGGAAATTACTACTCGGGTAGTTTTGAAAACAATTGGCAAGTTGGAGATGTTGGCCCTGTAGAATTAAGTTACAGACGCAGCAGCACTTGGCCGTTTGATTTAATGAGAATACAGGCGTTAACTAAACCAGCAGAATTTTTCAATTTAGGTGTTTGGGTAGATGACTACAAATACAACAGTGAATTTAATCAATATCTTGTTAACAACAGAAGTCATCTTATTATTACTGACATTCCTGTATATGGCAATGGCACACCAGTTACAAGTTATATCAACTGGATAGTAGACTATCAAAAACAATTTGGTATTGATGGTACAACAACACTAACTGAATTACTAAACAACATTGATGTACGTTTAGTATATCGTTTAGCTGGTTATAGCGATCAAAACTTATTAAACTTCTATGTACAAAGTACAAATCCAAATAGCAACAACAGTTCATTGTTGATACCTGATGCTAGCTATCAAGTATTGCTATATAGCAATCCTCCATATGAAAAACTTATATACAGTAGTGTGCTTGTTCAACTAACACCACAATATTTCTATAGTGTTAATGGAAACAGTCAAACAACAGCTTATTTCAATGTATTAAAACCAAAGAATGATGGACAATATAACTTTATTACTATAGACAACGTAACAGTTAAAGTAGCAAAAAATTATAGCGATACAGTCGAAGTTGTACCATATGGAACAACTTTTATTAATACTAATCAAGTAGCACAATTCTTAGCGAGTTATGGCGCATACTTAGTCAGTCAAGGCGCTGCCTATCAATATCAAGTTGATAGTGTCGTTGTTGACTGGCAACAAATGATAGCGGAATATTTATATTGGACACAAGTTGGTTGGTCAGCAGGTGCTACTATAGCACTTAACCCTGCTGCTTATGAATTAACTATTGACAAAGAAAATCAAATTGTACAGCCATTGAGTTTACAAGGTATTAACTTTGTATTAAATCAAAACTTATATCCAATTAAAAATTCAGATTTAAACATTGTTCGTAATGGAACAGAATTTACAGTAGCAGCATTAAACAAAGGCGATACAATTAGCTATGGTCAATTTAATTTAAGCAATTTTGAAAACGCTGTAGTGTTTGATAATTACACATTGTTTAATGATACAATTTATGATTTAATTACTGGCATAAGACAAAACAGAATTTATGTAAGAGGTGCTAAAACAGCTAACTGGGACGGCACATATAATGCTTCAGGCTTTATCATAAATCAGACAAACATACAACAGTGGGATCCTTCATTAAGATATACCAAAGGCGAAATCGTTCTTTACAAAAATCAATATTGGGTCGCACAACAAATTGTTCAACCAAGCGCAACCTTCCAACAAAAATATTGGATGATTAGTAATTATGGACAGATTCAAAATGGTTTATTGCCAAACAGCAGTACTAACAGCTTAGATAGCACACGATACTATGATATTAATTCAACTGCTTTAAATCCAGATGCTAACCTATTAGGTTACAGTTTGATTGGGTACAGACCAAGAGACTATGCTGCGTTAGTTGATTTAACTGACGAAACACAAGTTAATGTCTATCAAAATTTAATTAAAACAAAAGGTAGTACAAATGCTGTAAGCGCATTTGTTGGGGCAAACTTACCACAAGGTTCAATTAATTACAACGTATACGAAAACTGGGCTATTCAAACATCAAAATATGGCGGTGTATTAAATAACAACTTTATTCAATTTAAGTTAGACGCAGCACAGTTAGCAGGAAATCCATTTATTGTTGGGTTAACTGATGGAGTTTCAATACCAGGGGTAGAACAAGAAGTTCCGTTATACTCACTTTACAACTTTAGTGAGCCAGTAAACGATGTTAACGTACTGCCAACAATACCATATGCTCCTAGTGTTTTATTACCTGACGCAGGTTATGTAAACTATAACGATGTAAAAATGGTTTCATATTTTTACAGTCAATTAGGTTCAGCAGTTAATCAACAAGGCACACTTGTACCATTAAGCAATTTTTATGTAGGTGATTATGTATGGATAGCAAACTATCTAAACAAATGGAATGTCTACACGCCTATAGCAATTAACCAAGTTATTAATGTACAAAACAATTTAAACAGCACATGTGTTGTAACATTTGCCACACCACATAATTTACAACAATATGATTTGTTTGCTATTGTAAACTTTAACACTAATGTAAATGGTTATTATTCAGTATTGAATGTTGTAAGTTTAACACAAGTAACAATTTCATTATCACTAAGCACTACAACAAGAGCAATCAATGGTATAGGTGTAGGCATGATGCTATCATCGCAAAGAGTAAGTACTCCAGGTGATATAGCTAACTTGCCTTTATTAGCATTTGAATTTGAACCAAACACTGTTTGGGTAGATACAAACACAGATGGTGGTTGGGCAGTATATCAAAAAACATTAAACTACAATTATGAACAAGAAATAAATCACGCTGAAACTTTAGCTTTTGGCGCGGCAGTGCTTTATAATGAATTATTAGGTGGATATCTAATTAGTGATAACAAGTTAGGCGAAGTATATCGTTATGACTATAATGTTATTACAACAAATTATGATATTTTCCAAACATTAACAGGTAGTGATGTATCATATGGCACTAGCATGGTCAATGAAGGTTTAACTTATGTTATCAGTCAACCAACTGGCACACCTAAAATTTACATTTACACACTTAACAATTCAATATTAAGCGATTATTTAACAGAAACACAAGAGATAGCCGCACCCGGTGGGGCTACAGTCTTTGGAAATAGTTTGGCATTGTCTAATGACACTAACTGGTTATATGTTGGTGATAGTGCTGACAATAAAGTTTATGTTTATAGAAAACAAAATATACCTTTACAAGCAGGATATTTTGTAGCAGGTGAAACATATATCATTACTAGTGTTGGCACAACTAACTTTAAGACTATTTGCGCTACACCGATTACAAACACAGTAGGTACAATATTTGTAGCAACAGGCGCAGGGTCAGGCACAGGCACAGCTACACAAATATCATACAAATATTCTACAGTTATCGATGGTAGCCTCTTTAGTTCAAGTGGAGATAAATTTGGTAACAGCATAGCAACTGACTATTATGGCGACACAGTTGTGATTGGCGCACCAGGAGTTGAATATGTTCCTTCAACAATTTCAAATTGGGGTAGTTCATATGTCTATCAACGTAGCGTTCAAAACTTCGTAGCACAATTTACAAATATTGACATAATTAGCAAATTTAATTTAGCATGGACACCAACACACGTAGATAGAACAGCAAATGCTGTAAGCAGCGGTACTATTATACAATGTAATGCCGACATGACAGGATTTAGTGTAAATCAACCCGTGATGTTTACAGCATTTACAACTCCAACAGTAGCAGGTAGTTTTGTTGTAGGTGTAACTTACACTATTGACAGCGTAGGTACTACAGACTTCACAGCTATTGGCGCAGGTAGTAATAACGTTGGTGTAGTATTTACAGCAACAGGCGTAGGGTCAGGAACTGGCACAGCATTAGCATCAGTGAATTTTGGCAACAGTGGTGTAGTTCCATATGTTGTTTATTACATAAACAGTATCAGTGGCAGTAACATCACCATTAAAACTTCAAGATCATCAACAACCCCAGTTTCATTAACTAATGCGACTGGTTTATATTTCAATGTCAATGTACAAACAGATCCTTTATATGTAAGTGTAAATGGTAATCTTGTAGATGACAGCAATTACGCTGTTGCTGGATCAACATTAATTTACACAGGACAATTAACAGCTGGTGACATTGTTAATGTCAGTGACAATGTATTCACAAAAGTTCAATCTTTAACTACAGAATCAACACCTGAAGTAGGTGTACAGTTTGGTAACAGTGTTGATACAACAGCATATGGCACAGAAATCATTGTTGGCGCACCGTTTGAATTAACAACTCAATTAGTTGAAGGCGCTGTATATAGATTCACAAATAGTGGCGGTAGATTTGGTACCATCACAGGCACAAGTGCTGTTAATCTAACACAACAAAGAACTATTTTAATCAATGGATTTGAAGCTGTTCTTCCAGTTGGTGACGCAGCATCAGCAGCACAGGCAATCATTCAAGCTAATATTATAAATGTTACAGCATCAGCAAGTAATAACATTTTAACAATTAGTATAATTAATAATGACTTAGCACAAGCAAATGAAAAATTGTTAATTTCAACACTTGATAGCGCAGCTTTAACAGAATTAGGTATTACTCCATATACATTAACTCAAACAATACTTTGTCCACACGAAGATGGGGCAACACAGTTTGGTACAACTGTTAAATTCAATGAATATGGCAGCTTTGTAGCTAGTGCGCCAGTTGGCACAAGATATGAAGATACAACATTTGATAACATACAATATCCAGACAATGATACAATCTTTGATAACAACACCACACAGTTTATTGACACATTCCCAAATGCTGGTGCTGTTTATATGTTTGATTACTTAGAAGATTTCAATGAAACAATAAACAATGTTGGAAATTTTGTTTATGCTCAAAGTGTAAACGCAAATGATTTAGTGTATGGCAATCAGCCAATGTATGGCACAGCACTAGACTTTGTAGGTAATAGAGTTGTAATAGGCTCAAGTAAATTTGCTGGCATTCCCAATAACTTCAATGATAGCTTTACATTAGGTTACGGACAAGTTGTAACTTATGTAAACACTGTAGGAACTCAAGACTGGTCAGTATTGCGTCAAACATCTCCAATCGTTGATATTAATCGTATTGGTTATACTCAAATTTTTAATTCTCAAAATAACCAAACACTTTTACATTTAGATTATTTTGATCCACTACAAGGAAAATTATTTGGTATAGTAGCAGAAAACATTGATGTTGTTAGTCAAATCGACCCTGCTAGCTATAACAACGGTAATGTAACACAACAATCAGTAGTATGGGGCAAAGAAAAAGTTGGTAATATTTGGTTTAATACATCAAACGTACGTTTTGTAAACTATCATCAAAATGATGTTACATATAACAGCGCATACTGGGGAACAGTATTCCCAGGCAGTGATGTCGCTGTCTATTCATGGATAGAAAGCGCAGTTCCACCTAGTAGCTATCAAGGTCCAGGTATACCATACAACACAAACTTATTCTCTATTGAAACTATATTAAACAGTTCACAAGAAGCAACAGTTGTTTATTATTTCTGGGTAAGAAATAGTAGCATAATTTTTGAAAATATAGGCAAAACATTAAGTGATAATACTATAGCAACTTATATTGCTTATCCATTCTATTCTGGTATAAGTTATCTAGCACCAGTCTTGCCAAGTGTGTTTAGTGTTTATAACAGTCAACAATTATTAAACGGCAATACAAGTGTTCTTAACATTGGATATTCAACTGGAAAAACAGATGACGAATATCATAGTGAATATGCTTTAATTAAACAAAATTATTATGAAGATTTCTTGCCAGGATTGCCAACACTAGAAACTCCTGAACCAACATTATTATATCGTAGATTCTTATACAGCTTGTCAGGCGTTGACGGTTTAGGACAAGTAGTACCAGATCCATTCTTGCCGCTAGCAGTACAAACTGGTATTAGCGCAAGACCAAGACAAAGTTTCTTCTTAGACAGATTTATTGCCTTACAAAACTATATTTTATTTGCTAATAGTACATTGGCACAATATCCTATAGCTGAAACAAGAGAAAATGCTACATTCTTGTTTGCCAGCGGCGAATTTTATAACACACAAGATTATTGGACTTATGTAAACTGGTGGGCACCAGGCTATGATGATAGTGTAAGAGCAAATGTTGTTGTTAGCATTTATGCTGATTTGTCAACACTAACAGTAGCAGACAAAACAATAGCAAAAGTTCAGAAAAACGGTAAAGGTTTAAATGAATGGTATATCTATTCAAGTGCTACTGATAGCTGGATTAGAATAGGATTACAAAACGGAACTATACAGTTTAGCAGTAGTCTATATGATTATGCTAGCGCGGGATATGGCTGGGCAGGTAATTTCTATGGCACAAGTAGTTATGACAATTATCCTTCAGAAGAAACATATTGGATTATTAGAGCATTAAATGAACAAATTTACACAAGTGAATTATTAATTTATAGAAATCAAAGTTTGATTTTGATGTTTGAATATATTCAAAGTGAAGCAACATCATCACAAAATTATCTTACATGGTTAAACAAAACAAGCTTAGTTGATGTATCTCACAATATTAGAAACTTGCTTCCATTAGAAAATTATCAAAGTGATAATCAAGATTTCTTATCAAAATACTTGACTGAAGCATTACCATTCCACGTCTTTATTAAGAACTTTACATATGTTTATACAGGTAATGAATTGTATGCTGGTACATTAACTGATTTTGATTTACCTGCTGGTTATAATTCTACAATTGAACAGTTTGTAAGTCCAGAACTTGTCTATGAAAATCCAGACAATACTACAACTTACTTGCCAACAGCAGAAATTTGGCAAGAACAACAATACAATGACTGGTTTGAAAATTATGGTGTAAGTTTAACAGGTCAAACTGATGTAACTATCACAACATTAAAAGCATATATAAGTTTAGGCAGCAGCTTCATTGTTGTGTACAATGCTAGTGGTTTCCCAATCAATGGTGTGATTACTATTGGTACTGAACAAATTGCCTATGGACATGTAGATCGTGCTACAAATGTTTTAAGTCAATTAATTAGAGGTTACAACCAAACAACTGTTCAAACTCACTTACCAGGATCAGATATTATAATAGATTTGCCTGCTGTGCTGTTATTGAATGGTTCACGAGGCTATCAAAACCCACCAAGAGTACTAGCTTATATTGACACAAGCATATACCCTGCTCCAAAAGAAGCAGCAGTGTTAGAAGCAGTCATGAGTTTAGATACTGTAGTAGGTGTAAATGTTATTAATCCAGGCAGAGGCTATGCCGTTCTTCCAGAAATTATATTTGACACAGCAGTTACAGTTCCATTCAGTAGCAACAATGTCAATATTTTAAATAACACAATTCAAATTTACGCTCCACAGTTCCAAACAGGAGACTTAATAAAATACTTAAGTGATCCTAATGGAGTGAATGTAGGTGGATTACAAAACAATCAATGGTACTATTTAAATGTACTTGAAACCGTTCCAGCTATTATTGTTGCTTTGTATGAAAATTATGCTGATTGCGTAAACGACACAAACCGTATTAATATTTTAAGCACAGGAACAGGCAATAACCATACATTAAACTTAACCGCTCGTGCTAGTGCTGTTTCAACCGCAGTTCCAGTAAGAGAAAATATTGTAACATTAAAATATGACAGAACAACATATAATACAAAAGTTACAGACTGGAAAGCAGACGCATTCTATGGTAGCTTCTTTGCTGGCGATTTATTAAATGTTGAGCAAGTCAGTAGTAGTGATCTATCTTTACAAAATTCTCAACCTCCAATTAGCAGCATCTTAGCTAGCGCACATGGCGCCGGTTTTGAAATAGTAAGTGTTGGCAACAATCAACAAGTTGAATGGTCAAGCTCAGTAAGATATGTTTATGCTACTGTTAGCGCAACTAATAGCGTCAGCTTAAAACTTGATAGCGGTAATTTAGAAAATGCCTCAGGCAGTACAATTGGTATGACAGTTGACATGCCAGTTCAATTTGCTGGAAGTGTAGGCAACAGTGGGTTAAGTGTTGGTATAGTTTATTATGTAAAAGAAATTTTAAGCTTAACTGATTTTACAATTTCAGCAACAGTTGGTGGACCTACATTAAGCTTAAACAATCAGATAATTTCAGTAGCAGGATGTTCAATGTTTGTTGCTCAAGTTGTAAACACAGCAACATTAACTGTAAATTATCCTGGTATTAGACAAGTTACAAGTACAACAGCCAATGGTTATGTAAACAGAGGTTATTTCACTATTCCATTGAACTCAACAGGTACAGGTGGCACAACTGGATTCTATATTGGATTACCTGTATTCTTTGTAGGTGATGTATTTGGTGGAGTTATTGAAAATGTAACTTACTATGTACATACTATTTTAGATAAACAAAACTTTACATTGTCTCAAACAACAGATTTAACCACATTTGGTGTAGTTTCAGCCAGTTCAAGTACGAAATACGTAACATTAGAAACAACAGTTGGGTTAAGCGTAAACGAACCATTTGTGATCAACGATGCTATTATAAACGGAACAGCAAGTTCTACCTTTGGTAATATCAGTTCATCAACAATCTATTATGTAAGTCAAATTATTAATAGCACACAAATTACAATTTCTACTCAATATAATGGTAATGTGTTTGATCCAGGTAATGTAAGCGCAAATGACGAAACTAGCGCAACATTAACAAGTCAATCTGACACATTGTTATTAAGTTCTGCTACAGGCAGTATGACTATTAACTTGTCATTACCTGTCAGCCCTGGTCAAGTTCAAAATCAGTTGTTTACATTATATCAAACAAGCAAACAATATGCTGGCATTACTAGTGGTGTAATAAGCAATCAATTAAGTGGCAACATCAATGCTATTTTGACAACAACTAACTATGTTTCAGTTAATAGCACAAATCATATGTATGTTAATATGCCATTTACTGTTGGGTCAGGATTTAATGGTTTAAGTGCTGGATTATATTATGTAAGTACTATTGGTAACATTTCAGTAACAGTAACAAACACATCATCAACTGGAAACTTATTAACCTGTAGTAACACAGATGTATTATATCCTGGCATGCCAATTATATTCACAGGTGTAAGTTTAGGAACAGTTGTAATTGGTCAACAGTATTTTGTATTCACAATTACTGATAGTCAACACTTTACAATTAGCTACACACCAATTAAAACTGTAAAAATTACAGGATCAAATACAAGTCAGTTTACTTGCGATAGTACTTTAAATTTAGCCCCTGAAACACCAATCACATTTGTAGCAGATGTCACAGGTGGAGTCACAAAGAATACAGAATATTATGTAAAAACTATTGTAGACTTAACACACTTTACAATAAGTGCTACACCAGGCGGAAGCGCATTAACTCTAACAAGTAGTTCACCAACATATCCAATGATTGGATTTATCGACTATTCTGAATCTGTATTACAAAATGATAATGGTTTAATGATTGGAACAGGTACACCATATATTACATTAGAAACAGGTAATCCATTAAGTACTACCCCAACTCCTGTAACAATTAGCCATACAGAATTTGGTCCTGTAACATATGAACAAACACCAGTAAGCACACCATCATTCTCAGTTAGTTATGTAATAGGTGGGTATAATGCTATTATTGAAAGTGCTGGACAGGGTTTTGCTATAGACAATATTATTACTATTAGCGGAACAACTATTACACCGGATGGGCTTTCACCTGCTAACGATATAACATTGCGTGTAAACAATATTGATAGTTATGGAGCAATCTTAAGTGTTCAAGTATCAGGAACTCCTCCAAGTGATACATCAAATCAATATTACATGAGAGTAACAGGAACAAATACATTTGAAGTGTATAGTAATCCATTGTTGACAGCACCAGTCAGCGGATTACCTGATGTATTCCCATATGTTGGTTTCACGACTACAACAGCTACAGCAACTAGTAGTTCAACAATTACAGTAGCAAGCACTAGTGGATTTAATGTTTATGATCCAGTAGTCTTTACTGGAACAATTTTTAATTCAAACATCGTTTTAGGTCAAACTTATTATATAGCAAGTATAACACCAAGTACAAGTATTACAATTTCAAATACTGTAGGCGGTTCAGCAATCAGCCTAGGTACTTCATCAGGAAGTATGACAATGGCCAAAGCAGGCAGTTATGCTTTCTTACCTGAACCATTCTATTTCCAACAAAGCGTTGTACGCTTCAATGGGCAAGTATATATTTGTATTGTCAGTAACAATGACAAAGAGTTTATCTATGGTAAATGGCAACTTCTTGACAGTGGTTCAAGAGAGTTAAACGCTTTAGATAGAATTATAGGATATTATCAACCAACTGTCAATATGCCAGGTTATGGTTATTATCAAGACAGAGCAATACAATTAGGTATACCTGTTATTGATATGAGTCAGTTGTTGACTGGCACCATATATCCATACAGCACATATTTTGGTAATTACTTCCAGCCAAGTTTAGAATTGCCAGTTGATGTAGAATTACAAGATAAACCATTCTATCCATCGCAAATTAATTTAGCTGGCATTATTTACAATGGTGTAACATATGTATCTCCGGCTAATACAAGTCAAGGGGCAGCATTGGCTACAAATACATCTGATGACATATGGAATGTAACAAGTTTAACAACAAGCAATTCAGATATTACCTCAATTAATTTTGTAAACAACAAATACTTATTGACAACAGGTAACAGTGCTACGCCTATACTTAGAAGCGTTGACGGTATAACTTGGAGTAGCTTAGGCTATTATACAAGTGGCACAACAACAACATTAAATTTAGCTGGCTTAACACTTCAAGACAGCGCGTATGGTAATGGAGTATATGTAGCAGTTGGGTCTTCAATTATTACAAGCACTGATGCTACAAATTGGAATCAAACATTTACATTTAATAATAACTTGACAGAAATGTTATATGGCGTAACATATGTGACATTAAATGGATTCACAGGATTCGTTGCTGTGGGCATTGGCCAAAGATTTGATTATAGCACTGGCTTTACAGAAATTGTACCAACGGACATAGTATTAACAAGTACAAATGGTAGTTCTTGGAATGTAGTGCCATCATTTGCTTATCATGGATTCTATAGTGTAACAGCAAATAATAATACATTAGTAGCAGTTGGCCAAAACGGCGCAATTTACACAAGCGCCAATGGCACAAATTGGAATGGTATCAACGAAACAAATATTGTTGGCGTCAACACAAATACAAATGTAATAAACGTAGGCAATACTTCAGGATTTACCGTAGGGGAAACTGTAAGATTTACACAATCATTTGACGTAATATCATCAAGCACAACTTACTATATTAAAAATATAGTAAATGGCACACAAGTACAAGTTTCTTTAACAAGTGGCGGATCAGCAGTTACATTAAACGGAACTAATCCAACTGTTGGATTAGCATTAATGTACGCTTATCCATATACAACAGACTTAACAAATGTAAATTATATTAACGGACATTTTGTAGCAGTAGGTAATACAGGGTTAATAAAAACAAGTACAGATGGAATAACTTGGGCAAGTCAAACTTCTGGTACAACACAAAACTTAACAGGATCTACTTATCACAGTGGCACTTATACTGTGGTTGGTTATGATAATACAGTAATTCAATCAAATAACTTATCAACTTGGACACAAACTGGCATATTTGAAACTCCAAGTGCCATATATAATGTAACAGGTGCTCCATTTGATTTTGGTTATGGACCTGAAGAATTAGTAGCAGGTGTAGTGTCAGACAATTTAAGTATGATTGTCAATACAAGACCAGGTACAAACTGGGATCCAACAGAATATGCGCATACAGGATTTGGCGTTACAAGCATTCAATTAACTCCAACTACAGCATTACAAACTGTGTATAGTTTTGCTTCAGCAGAAGTTCAAGTACCATCAACTATAGCAGTATATGTAATCAGTGGTAGTACTGGATTATGTACAAAAATTTATAACTATACTGTAAATTATATTAATCAAACAGTAACATTAAGTTCACCTTTAACTTTCGGTTCAGTAACTGATAGTTTAAGAATAGATGTTTATGAGGTTGGTAACGGTTATCAGTTAGTAAAATCAAGCACACAATATAATCCAATAGTAATTAATTCAAATGGGTTTGAAACAATTCATACTCCTGCTAATTACGCAGGAGAGATTTCTAGTGGCAACGGGGTAATCAGACCAGGAACACAGCCAATTGAAGTAGACGCATTAGCAACAAGCAGCAGCACAAATTCTATAACAGTTACTGGAATAAGCAATTTTACATTAAACAAACCTATTAGCTTCCAAGGCACCGTATTTGGTAATATTGTTGAAGGTACAACATATTATGTTAAAAGCATTAGTACTATTACAAGCAGTATAACAATATCTGATACTATTGACAATAGTACAGGCATAGCTGGCGCAACTTTTGCGTTGGCTGATGACATTGGTGATATGACATGTATTATTGCTGGATCAACAGGTGTTTATTGGACAAGTCCAATTGTTTATCACAATGGAACTAAACTTGTTGCTGGACAATTAAACTTTGTTTCAACAACAATATCGAGCACAAATTCTATTGTTTGCGCAAGCGTAAGTCAATTAGTATCTGGAACACCAGTTACATTTGATAAAAATATTTTTGGTGGCATAACTCCTTTACAAACATATTATGTTAAAACAGTTAACCCAACTAATAATAGTTTTACAATTTCAGCTACAAACGGCGGCTCAACATTTACACTAAGTAATGCTACTGGTAGTTCAAGTTTTGTAACTTATGATTACGCTATTGGATTGGCAAAGGATAGTTTAACTAGTGATATAATATTCAGTGGTAATTATGGTAGTAGCGACTACATAAGTTATACATTGTTTGGTCAAACAACACCAGTTCAATATGGTTATACTATGCCTGAAACTCAAATCTTTACAGGTAATGGTTCGACAACAGTATTTAATTTATCAAATTATATTGATACTGACAGCAGTGTAAACGCAATTGTAGAAGTACAGGGTTTAAGAGTAGATCCTTCAACTTACACTATAAGCCCAGCATATAACAATATTACATTTAACAGCGCTCCGTCTGGCACAATAGCGGTAACTACATATAACTTGACCGATTATCAGTATTTGCATACTCAATCAGGAATAACAAATAATACAGTTGCTAATATTGTATTTGTCAACAACAATGTTATGTCTGTGGCTGGTACAACAAGAATTACAACAGGAATAGCACATAATCTTTCAACTAACGACATTGTAAGACTTGATGGCATTATAGGTAGTAGCCAACTTAACAATAACACATATTACGTACATGTAATTGATAGTAACAATTTTGACATTTACACATCAAGTTACACTATGTCAGGTGTAAATAGCCCAGTAGTTGGAGTTTCAACCTATCAAAGTGGTGGTTATGCTTGGATAGATGGTACTTATATTATAAGTGATACAACAGCCACAGCTTCAACAGTACAAGGGGAAATCACAGTATCATCAACTAACGGTTTACAAATTGGAACACCTGTGTATTTTACAACACCTCAGGGAAGTCTGGGACAAACAGTATTAGGGGCAATTACTACAGGCACAGAATACTATGTCAACGACATTGTAGATAGCACTCATTTCTATGTAAGCACAAGTCGTTATGGTACAAATTTAACATTGGGTTCAACTAGCGGTCAAACAGTAAATGTAACCCAATGGCAACAAACAAATGTTGATAGATTGTATGTAACTATTAATGGGTACAGAGTTCCTTCAAGTTCATTGCGTGTTAATCCAGGCAATTACATAAGTATTTTAAGTACAATTCAACAATCTGACAGTGTAACTATTACAAGCATGGTTCCTTCAGCAACTCCTAATATGATGCGCTACTACTTAAATGTAAATCGTTATGGCGTTCCAACAGTGTACAATGCTAATAGTTCAACTACTTGGTTAATATTACCAGTTGGTGATTTAGATAGCACAATCTATGTTAAAGATGTGACACAATTAACACAAACAATTGTTCAAAATGTAGTTGCCCCAAGTAAAACTAATAATATTATCGAAATTCCATTAAATGTAGATAAGAGAACATTAAGCAGTCTTACAGTTTACAACAACAATACAGCAAGTTACTTGCCAACTAGTGATTATTATGTACAACTTATTGACTTATATCCTTATGTCTTTATAACAAATGGCGTAAATGTAGGTGATAATCTTACAATCACAGCATTAGAAGGTAACACAGTTTACGTAAACGGAGAACAAATCAAGTTTACAAGTATCAATGGCCCAGTTCAAGCTGGTTATATCGTCAAAGGACAAACTTATACCATTGATTACATAGGTACAACTGACTTTACACGAATAGGCGCAAGTAGCAATACAGTTGGGGTCACATTTGTAGCAAATGATGGTATTTCAAGTAATCCAAACGGTACACAAATTGGTACAGGAACTGGCACAGCAGTCAGTCAAAATACATTATGTGGAATACAAAGAGGGGCAAACGGTACAGCACAGCAAACTTATATTCCAGTAAATACTCCTGTATTAGGATTATTACAACGAAATCTATTGCCTGAAATATATTATAATCAAACTTGGAATCCAATTCCTGGTGTTTATAATGTAACAGAGGGAGATCCATTACAAATTGCTGATACAACGCCAGCGACCTTCTTACAATCGGATTAAAAACTATGATAAATAATTCTATGAATTTAAATAAAGAAAAGAAGGAAAACACTGTGGTTTCCAATCCAGCTAAAAAGCCAAATGAACTAGGATCAATACAATTTTCATCGCATGTGAAGATTTATGACCCTAATACCAAAGAAGTTTTGGTTAATAAAAGAGGGGATAATTAAATGTCAATAATCAATTATGCCCTAAAAGTTGAAGGCTTTTTAAAAATTTATGATCCAAACAATTTAGAAGTGTTTGTAGAAAAGAAAAATGCTATTAACTATGAAAACATGAGTATAGCATTAGCAAACACATTAAGTAACAGAGGCTATGGTGAAATCTATCAAATGGCATTTGGTAATGGCGCAGCCAGCGTAGACAGCACAGGGGTAATTACATATCTTCCCCCAAATACTACAGGGCAAAACGCTTCGCTTTACAACCAAACATATGCCAAAATAGTAGATGATAACAGCGTTTTTAACACAGATCCAACACGCAATAATATGACCGTGTATCATACAAGTGGCACAGTTTATAGTGATATATTAGTTCAGTGTTTATTAGACTACGGCGAACCTGCTGGTCAAAATGCTTTTGACAACAGCACGCAAACTAATAGTTCGTTTATTTTCGATGAATTGGGGTTATTAGCAAATAATGGTGTAGATACATATGGGCAAGTTATTACAAGTTTATTAACACATGTTGTATTTCATCCAGTTCAAAAAAGTTTGAATAGACAGATTCAAATTGATTATACAATTCGTATTCAAAGTTTAACAAACTTAGTTACAACAAGTCCTTCACAGGTTTAATGGAGCTTAGATAGTGTCATATGTAATTTATAAAACTGATGGTACAATATTAACAACTATACCAGATGGCACTATTAATACCACATCGACTTCACTTCAATTGCCTGGACGATTATATCCAGGCTATGGTCAAGTATTAGATACAAACTTTGTTTGGTTACTTCAAAATTTTGCTAGTAGTAATGTACCACAAAATCCCTTAGCAGGACAATTATGGTATAATACATCAAACAATGTTTTACAATTGTGTCCTATTGACGGCGAAAGTAATGCTGCCAATTGGCAAACTGTTGTAAGTATTAGTCCATCAAGCGCCAATTTAATATTAGGAAACTTAACTGTAAATGGAAATATTGCTGCTAATAATATATCAGCAACTAATAATGTCTCAGCTAATCTTGCGAACGTTAATTACTTGACAGTTAAAAACAATGCCAATATCGCAAATATTTCAGTAAATGGCAATGCCACACTAAATTCAATTTTATCAACTAATATTACTACAGGAAGTTCATCAACAAATGGCACTCTTACCGGTAACTGGACTCTTGGTATAGGTTCAAATATTTACGGATTAAACATTTCAGCAGCAAATATTATTGGCAGCGTAGCTAGTGCCAATGTTGCTACAGTAGCTAGCGAAGTATCAGCCAATGCTCAACCTAATATTAATGTATTAGGAACATTAACTTATCTAACAGTATCAGGTGGGATAACCTCAAACATCTATACTTCTACTACTCCACAAGGAACAAGCCCATTTAATATTGCTAGCAACACACTAGTTGCTAATTTAAACGCTAATTTATTAAATGGATACAGCAGTAATATATCAAACACTCCTTATACAGCAGTTATAAGAGATAATTTTGGTAATGTTAATGGTAACTTTATTTTAGGCAATGGTTATTATTTAACCGGAGTTAACAAGGGAGTACAACCAAATATTGGATATGGCGCAAGTAATGTTAATATTGCTTCAGCAGATGCGAACGTAACTGTTTCTGTATTTGGTATTCCTAATACTGTTGTTTTTACAAGTTCAGGTGTAAACGTAGCTGGCACTGTAACAGCAAATGGCGGTTATGTTGGAAGCTTGATTACAGGAAGTCAACCTAATATTACAACTGTTGGCACATTAAATAGTTTAACAGTAGCCGGAAATATAACAACAGCTAACGCAAGTTTAGGAAATGTAGTAACAGCAAACTACTTTGTTGGTGATGGGCATGGATTAACAAATTTAAACATATCATCTGCTACAGTATCAAACGCAAATTACGCAAATTTTGCTGGAACAGTAGTATTTGGTTCTCAACCTAATATTACAAGTGTAGGTACACTTACCAACTTAACATCTTCTGGTAATATAACAGGGTTGCGTTTTATAGGCAATTTTGTAGGAAATGGAGCCAGCATTAGTAATATAAATGGTGCCAATGTAACAGGAGCAGTAGCATACGCAACTACAGCTAATAGTGTAGCTGCAGCAAATGTCTCAGGAACAGTAGCAAGTGCCACAGTGGCTGCCAGCGCAAATAGCGTAGCAGGTGCTAACGTAGTAGGATCAGTTTCAGTAGCAAATGTAGCTAATAGCGTATCAGGAAGTAATGTTTCAGGAACAGTTAACAGCGCCACTTACGCAGCAGTAGCAAATAGTGTAGCTGGGGTTAACGTATCAGGACAAGTCAGCTACGCCGCTGTAGCTAACAGCGTAGCGGGTGGTAATGTTTCAGGCAAAGTTGCTAACGCAAGTTATGCCGATAATGCTGGCAACGCAATTAACTCAACTAATTCAGCTAATGCTAATTACGCTAATAGCGCAGGAACAAGCACATTTGCGACAAGTGCCGGAACAGCAAGCACTGTTACAACAGCAGCACAACCAAACATTACAAGTGTAGGTACATTAAGCAGTCTAAGTGTTTCAGGAAGTTTAAGCGCAAGTTCACTATCTGGTGATGGTGGCGGATTAGCTAATATAACTGGCGCAAACGTGACAGGTACAGTTGCTAACGCAACCTACGCAGCAAACGCAGGATACGCCACAAATGCTGGGCTAGCCTCTACAGTTACTACATTAAATTCACCTCAAATTATAAGTGCATTGGGATTTACACCTTATAACTCAACCAACCCATCAGGATTTTTAAATACAAGCAATTTTAATCCAAGCGCAGGTAGTCCAGGATATATTACTTTGCCAGGTGGAATATTAATGCAATGGGGCAAATTTGACTACACTGCTAATGAACAACTTGTGGGTCCAGTAGCTTATCCTGTACCTTTTAGCAATACACCATGGTCTGTAATAGCTACTCCTTATATAAACGGGGCTAGCGGGACTGTGGACTTATGGCTTCAGGTAGTTTGGGGACTTACGAATAACTATAATTTCTCGGTTCAATATCAAAGAGCAACAAGTAGTTCAGGTAACCTTAACGGCTTTACATGGGTAGCTTTTGGACCAGCATAATTTAATTTAGATAAATACAGTAACGGAGTTTTTTGAATGGCATATACGATAGTTAAAAGCAATGGTACAGTATTAACAACTATTGCTGACGGCACAATTAATACAACAAGTACTAGTTTAGGCTTACCTGGCAGAAACTATGCTGGTTATGGTCAAGCATTAGATGAAAACTTTGTATATCTAGTTGAAAATTTTGCCAAATCAACTCCTCCTGCTAATCCTTTAGCAGGTCAACTTTGGTTTAATACAAACAACAGCACAATGTATATTTGCCCTGCTGATGGCACAACTAATCAAGCATCTTGGTTAGCACTTACAGCTACAGCAAGCGGTGGTAACACAACATTCGGCGCAGTAACAGTTACAGGCAACTTGTCTGCTAATAACGCAGCTATTGTTAATACTACAACAGCAAACGCTGCTAGTGTTAATTTTCTTACTGTAAATAGCAATGCCACAATAGGCAACGCTAGCATAACTTCTGCTAACATTGGCACATTAACAACACAAGTAATTACAACAGGTGGTTCTTCTACATCAGGATCAATCACAGGTGTATGGACAGCAACAGGTTCAGGAACTGCCAATGGCGCAGCAGGTACAGCAATGTACATTACAGGTGGCAATTTATTAGTTCGAGGTAGCGGTAATATCGGTATTAGAACTGATAACTATTATTATGCCAATGGTAACCCTATTAGTTTCGCTGGTACATACAGCAATAGCAACGTAGCAGCGTATCTGCCAACATATGGCGGTAATATATTAGTTACTCAAATTACAGCAAACGTAATAACAACTGGCGCAAACACTAACCCAGGTTCAATTACAGGTAACTGGGCATTAACAGCAGGATCAAGATTAGTAGCTACATACGCTGACTTGGCAGAAAGATTTGCCGCTGACGAAGCATATGACGCGGGCACAGTTGTAGAATTAGGTGGTGAAAAAGAAATTACTGCTGTAAAATATGAATTAAGTGAAGATGTATTTGGTGTTATAAGTAATACTGCTGCTTATTTGATGAATAGCGGCGCAGGCGATGATGACACACATCCTCCAGTAGCGGTTACAGGTAGAGTACAAGTAAAAGTTACTGGTAAAGTTAACAAAAATGATAGATTAGTAAGTGCGGGAAATGGTCTTGCTAGAGCAGCAAACAGAAATGAAATTACAGCATTTAACGTAATTGGTCGCGCACTAAATAGTAAAACAACAGATGGAATTGGCACAGTAGAAGCCATAGTAATGATAGTATAATAGGGTTTAGAAATGACTTACGCACAGTATGGATTGATACAAGCAACAGATTTTAACACGTTAGTTGGCACTACTAACTTTACAGCAGGCACACTTAATACGGTTTGGGCAACAGGTGGTGGTAGTGCAGGATATGGACAAACAGCAGTAGGTCAAGTAACAGCAGGCGGCACTGTAACAGCCGCAGGTCAATGGAATGCATTAGTTAGTAACACAGCAAGCGCAGCTACACACCAGGGCACAAGCATTACAGCAGTCACAGCACCTGTAGCTGGCAACACAATTACATATGTAAGTGCTATTTCAACAAACTTAACAACAATTTATAATAGCAGACTTAATGCTGCTAGCCAAGGTTCAACAACATCAAACACAGCAACTTTTGGTAGCACATGGAGTAGTGCGTTAACATTCACATTTACTGCTACATTTGCCAACGGCGATGCTGCTCGTTATTTCTTTAACAGTGGCGGTCAATTAGCATTAACATGCAGTCACCCAACTGGTACAGGTATTAACTTATTGTTAAACAACTTAGCAAGTAACGTTGGTACAGTTGTATTAAGTGCACCAACAGGTCCAACAATCACAGTTAGTAGTACAAGTTATTCGGGCGTTACTAAAATCGGCGGCGGCGGCAACGCCCCAAGCCCATATCTAACAAATAATGGTTACTATGCGTTGACAACAGCAAACGCAAACGTTTTCCAACAAGCCGCTAGTACCGGACCAAGTGGTTACTTAAGTACAAACATTAAGTTTTTAATTAAATCAAATGGTACACAGGGAACCAACGGTGACTCAGGTAGCATTATTACAATCTACTGTTTATGGACAGAAATCCCAACTGGGTTAACAGCAAGTAGTGGCAGTGCTACGACTATGACAGTTCGCCCACCAGAAACAACTAACTTAGCTAATAGTTGGGGAACAATTACTCTCGCTGGATCAGTAACAGGCTCATAATTTTTTAGGACATGTTTATAGCTATCTAAATACTCGTAGGGAGTATATATGGATACTAAAACGTTAATTACCGAAGCAAAAGCCAGATTTAATCACAATTCAGCAAAAAGCTATTTAAAAGAAAAATACAATGCTAAACTACTGTTAGCAGAACAGGGCGGTCTATGGCGCGCTGACGCTACCACAATTAGTTTATTAAGAGCATTTGACACACCTACACTTGTTTTAAATGATACATTTGATAATCCAGTAGAAGTTGACAGACCTCTGTTACTTGAAAAATTAACTGATGTATATACAGTTATAATGTCAGAATACTATGCTGAATGGAAACATCTTGAGGCTAAACGATGAGTCGTGGAGCAATATTATTTGCTTTCAATAGTCCAACTTATAATTATTATGACATGGCAGTTTATACTGCTAAACGTATAAATCATTTTTTGGGCATGCCTGTAACATTAGTTACAGACGAGCAGACTTGCCCAAAAAAATCAAAATATAAGTTTGATAAAGTCATAAAAGTTATTCCAGACAAAAACAATGTAAGAGATTTTGGAATTTGGATTAATAAAGGACGTTATCAAGCTTATGAACTAAGTCCATATGATGAAACATTATTATTGGATGTTGACTATATGGTTAATAGTGACAAGTTACTTAAAACTTTTGAAATCTCAGAAGATTTTTGCTGCCACGACACAACAAATTTTTTAATGCATCCTAATGCTACACAAGAATGTCTTAGCGTGTATAGTTATAACACACTATGGGCAACAGTAGTTGCTTTTAGAAAAACAAAACGTGCTAAACAAATTTTTGAATGTTTAGAAATGGTACAAAATAATTATGATCATTATGCTAATATTCATAATTTCATTGGCGGTGTATATCGCAATGATTACGCACTTACACTAGCATTACGTATTGTAAATGGACATACTTTGTTGCCAGGAGATATTATCCCATGGAACTTATTACACGTTGGTAAAAACACTCAAGTATACGCAGATACAAACGAAAAATTTAATACGCAGTATACTGTGATGTTTGACAATTGGCAACGTAGTAAGATTCGTAAAGAATATATTACAATCAAGGATATGGATTTTCATGTTATGAATAAAGATATCTTTGTGGAGTTGATCAATGAATAAAGGCTTTGTTATTGTAGCACAAAATACATACAAAACTGATTACGTAAAATGTGCTGAAGTTTTAGCAACGAGCATCAAAAAAGTTATGCCCAAAGCTAAAGTAACTTTAATATCAGACAACATTACATTTAATGAAATATTTGACTCAGTGGTAAAATTTCCCTATGGAGATTTAAATCCATTAGGAGAGTGGAAACTTGCTAATGATTGGCAGGTCTATAAAGCTAGCCCATACGAATATACTATTAAATTAGAAGCAGATATGTATTTGCCAAAAAGTATTGACTACTGGTGGGACGTATTGTGCCAAAAAGATTTAGTTGTAAGTTCTACAATTAGAAATTTTAAACAAGAAATTTCCGATGTAAGAGTTTATAGAAAACTTATTGATGATAACAAATTACCAGATGTGTATAATGCTATTACATATTTTAAGAAAGGCGATTTAGCAGAAAAATTTTTTAGAATTGTAAGAGATGTTTTTGAAAACTGGAAAGATTATAAAGCAATATTAAAATGTCATCCACACGAACCTGTAACAACAGATTGGGCGTATAGTATAGCATGTCATATATTAGGCAATGAGAATACAACTATGCCACATTTCAAAGAAATGAGCATGGTACATATGAAACAATGGGTAAATGGATTACCAACAGAAAACTGGACTGATATATTGGCATATGAAATATTGCCACACTCACTAAGAGTTAATACAGTACCACAACAGTATCCATTTCACTATCATGTAAAAACATTTGCTAAAAAAATAGAGGCAGGGTTATGAGTGAAAATGAAGAATTTATAACTATTTGGTCAGCTCCAACTGTAATTAAACCAACATTTCGACTATATTATGATGACAAAGGCAATGTCATATGTTATACTTGTGAACAGTTAGAAGGTAACTTTATTGAAATTGATAGTCAGACATTTGCCGAAGCAAGACCTGATGTTAGAGTTGTTAATGGTAAGATATCAACTGTTGCTAGTAATTTAGTAATTAGTAAACTACAGCCACACGACACTGAAGGTGTAAGTACACATACTGACGATATAAGTGTTATTGTTTCAAATAAAGTTAAAACTAAAAAACAAAAATGGAAATTAGTCACTAAAGAATATGGATAATATTATTGACATTGCTGATTTAGATTGTATCTATCTAAGCTATGATGAGCCACAAAAAGAAGAATTTTGGTTAAAGATTAAAAACATGGTTCCCTATGCCAAACGTGTAGATGGCGTTAAGGGCAGTGATGCCGCACATAAAGCAGCGGCCGAGGCTAGTGATACCGAACGTTTTATTCTTATTGACGGCGACAACATGCCCAATGAAGAATTTTTCAATTTACAATTAGACTTTACTGACAAAGACCCACGATATAAACAAGCACAGTTTCGTTGGAAAGCAACAAACATTATTAATGGCTTGCGTTATGGCAATGGCGGCATGAGTAGTTGGACTAAAACTTATGTAATGAATATGAAGACGCATGAAAATCAAACTGATGGTGATGCGTCACGTATTGCTGACTTTTGCTTAGATAGCAATGACAACTTGTATTGGGCAATGTATGATTGCTATAGCACAACATATCCTAACTACACAAGTTTTCAAGCATGGCGCGCTGGTTTTCGTGAAGGCGTAAAGATGTGTTTAGTACGTGGTGTTGTGCCTAGCATTGACGATTTTAAAACAAATGTAAGTAGTCGCAATTTAAACAATCTTACTATATGGCATAACATTGGCGCTGACACTCAAAATGGCATATGGGCAATATATGGCGCAAGACTAGGCACGTATATGACTATGCTAACAGATTGGAACGCACATAACGTACAATGGTTTGATAACTATATTGAATTGTGGAAAGAACATAAAGATAACGATCCACATGAAGAAATGCTACGATTAGGCAAAGAGTTAAAACTAAAATTAGATTTGCCTATATGTAATTATCACATAGAAGAAAGTAAATTTTTCAAACGTCATTACACAGCAGATAAACACAACTTAGGCCCATTAGTTACTGAAATGAAAATCATACGTAAGATAGAAGGCTGGTAATGAGTTACGAAAGTGATCGCATCAAACAAATTAAAATTAAGATTGAACAGGAAGTAGGACCTACATTCTGTTTAGCAAAGTGGCACCACGTTACAATGTACTTACAAAGTGGGGAGACACATAGTTGTTATCATCCACGACCACACAAGATTCCATTAGAAGAACTAAAAGATAATCCTTCAGCATTACACAATACGAACGAAAAGAAACAAGAACGCAAACTAATGTTAGAAGGCGGTAAGCCTGATGGGTGTGTTTACTGTTGGAACATTGAGGCAATGGGCCCAGACTATATCAGTGATCGTCATATACGTAATGGTAGTATATTCACAGAAGAACGTTACGAACAAACAGCCAAAAGACCTTGGGATCAGAACATTAATCCAGAGTATCTGGAAATCAACTTTGGTAATGAATGTAACTTTAAATGTGGATATTGTCATCCTAAATATAGCACACGTTTCTATAATGAAATTGTAGAACATGGTCCAGTACAAACGGTACGAAATCATAGATGTGATGTTGACTGGATGAAACTATTTCAACGTGAAGAAGAAAATCCCTATGTTGACGCATTTTGGGAATGGTGGCCCGAACTACGCAAAAGTTTAAACATTATGCGTGTTACAGGTGGCGAACCCACAATGCATCGTAGTACATGGCAACTATTAAATGAAATTGATAAAGATCCAATGCCTTGGCTTGAATTGAATATCAATAGCAACTTAGGTACTAAAACAGCACTAATTGAAAAGCTTAGTAGTTCAGTTAAAAAACTATGTGACGAAAAGAAAATTCGTAGTTTTAAATTGTTTACAAGTATGGATACATGGGGAGAACGTGCTGAATATATACGCACAGGATTAGATTTAGAATTATGGGAGAAAAACTTTCATACTTATCTAACACAAACAGATAGTCCAATCACGTTTATGATTACGTTTAATATTTTTAGTGTAACTACATTTAAATCGTTTTTAGAAAAGATATTAGAATGGCGCAACACTTATGATTGGTATGATGATCCTGTAAACCCACAGCATCGTGTGCGTTTTGATACTCCATACTTACGTGATCCTATACAATATGATATGAATATATTGCCTAAAGGCGAGTTTATGCCATATATGTATGATACACTAGAGTTTATGAAAGCTAATGTTGATGATACTAGCGGCAAGAAATTTAGCACTATTGAATATGAAAAGTTTAAACGTGTAGTTGATTACATGGCTGAAACACATTACAGTGATGAAAAACTAATTGAAGGTCGTAGAGACTTTTATAATTGGTTCAATGAATTAGACGAACGCAGAGAAACAGACATGCTTAGTGTGTTTCCAGAAATGATGAATTTTTACAGATTATGTCAGGATGTAAATAGAACTAATCCATTATAGGAATTAAATAGCATATTATGAGTATATACGATAAAGAATATTATTTGAATCAAAGCAAAACATTTTGTATGTATCCATGGATACATATTCATACTACTCCATCTTGCAGAACTGCGCCCTGCTGTATTGCTAAAAGTTGTACTGATGACTATGCTCTTAGTCCATTAGACTATGATTTAATGGGTTTGGTTAATAGCAAAGGGCAACGTGATTTAAGATTGGATATGTTAAAAGGCGAACCCAATCCTGAATGTGAAAATTGTTATAAACACGAGGCTCAAGGTATTGAAAGCAGCAGACAAAGTGTAAATAAACACTATGGTCAATTTTTCGAAGAAGCTATTAGCTATACACAAGAAGATGGTGGCTTGTCAGAATTTAAAATGCGATATTTTGATATAAGATTTAATAACATTTGTAATTTTAAATGTCGAACATGCCAAAGTCATTATAGTAGTCAATGGGAACAAGAAGATTTAAAATATAAAAAACATGGCGCTAAGGTGTTACCAAAAAATGATAATAAAAAATTATTAGAAGATATCATTAAACAGATTCCACATATGTATGGCGCTTATTTTGCTGGAGGAGAACCTTTAATCACAGAACAGCATTATATCTTATTAGAAGAAATGATTAAGCAAGGTAGAACAGATATTTTACTGTTGTACAATACAAACTTAAGTAATTTAAAATTTAAAGACAAAGACTTAATTGGTCTTTGGAAACATTTTAAACCAAAAATTAATCTATATGTTAGTATTGATCATGTTAGAGAACGAGCAGAATATATTAGACATGGTACAGATTGGGGTGTAGTCGAATCTAACTTCATGGAAGTTAAGAAACAAGAAAACATTAATTGTTGTATTAATACAGTACTAAGTGTGTTTAATATTTTAACAATTGATAAATTTTATGAATATCTTGTTAGTAAAAACATGTACCATCCAACATGCCCAACATACTCATTATATAATATGAGTACACCAACGCATCTGTCAGCACACATATTGCCAGACGAGCTTAAAGCCAAAGCTAAGATTAGCTTAGAAAATGGGCAGCAGTTACTAAAAGATAATAACTTTACACCTGAACAAGTATTAGAACTTGTAAACGCTAATAAATGGATTTACAGTCAAAATACATGGGAAAAAGAAAAATATAATTTCATTACTGAAATTACACGACTTGATAGAATACGCGGTGAAAGTTTTATACAGGTATTCCCTGAACTTGCTCCTTTAGTTTACAACATCAGAACAAACAAAAGACAGTTACCAGTAGTATGAACAAAGACTTCTTATTAAATGAAAGCAAAGTCTTTTGTATGTTTCCATGGGTACATTTAAACACAACACCCAAGGGTGATATCTATCCCTGCTGTAGCAATGACTATCAAAGTCCATTTGCTAACACAAAAGACAGCACATTAGAACAAGCATTTAATAATGAAAAAATGAAACAATTGCGTTTGGATATGTTAAACGAACGCAAGAATAGTATTTGTACGTTTTGTTATAAGCACGAAGAAGCCGGACCACATAGTTTTAGAAACTATAGCAAAGATCATTTTGCCAAATACTTTGATGAAGTTGTGACTACTACACAGCCAGACGGTACTGTGCCAGATTTTAAAATGCGTTACTTTGATATACGCTTTAGCAATATCTGTAACTTTAAATGCCGTACCTGTGGCAGTGAATTTAGCAGTCAATGGGCAGCAGAAATGCGTGAGAACTTTGACAAAAACATGCCAGTTGTAATACATGTAGATAACAACAAGGGCAATATACTAGAAGAAGTATTAACACATGTTCCATATATTGATCTAGCATACTTTGCTGGTGGCGAACCATTAATCACAGACGAACATTATACTATGTTAGAAGAAATGATTCGTTTGGGTCGCACTGATATTACATTACGATATAACACAAACGCAAGCAATATCAAATACAAAAAACACGATATACTTGATTTATGGAAACACTTTAAAAAGATTGAACTAAGTTGTAGCATCGATCATTATGGAAGTCGTGCTGAATGGATACGTCATGGCACAGATTGGGGTAAAGTAGAAAGTAACTTACTTACGTTTAGAAATTTAGACTATGTTGACTTTCAAATCAATACAGTACTAAGTATTTTTAACTATTATACATTGGGTGAATTTTACGAATACCTTAAAAGCAAAAACATTGTACGTGGCTATGATTGGTATCATAGTTTGTATCTAGCAGTACATCCAACACATTATTGTGCTAAGAGTATGCCCAAAAGTTTAAAACTAGAAGCCAGCGATAAACTGCGTAAGTTTATAGATAACAATAAAGAAAGCAATGGATTATTACATAGATTGGGCAACGAAGCAGTTAATTTTGCTAATGAACAAGATACATGGGCTGATAATCGTAATACATTTTTACAGTATACACAAAGTATGGATAGCATACGCAATGAAAACTTCTGGCAAATATTTCCCGAGTTAAATAACTTAGCAACACTCAAGGAGTAATTATGTACCGCCCAGAATATCTAACATGGTCTGCTTATAGATTGAAAAAACACAATAGAAAAGATAAACTTACAAACTTACAAAAAAATAATGGATAAAAATAAGATACAAAACTTAGTACAGAACGGTAAACACTTTTGTGTGCTACCATGGATTCATTTTCACGCTTGGCCCGATAAGCGAGTACTCCCCTGCTGTGTTGCGGACAGCAATATGCCTGTTGCGTCAATAAATGATGATGAATCCATTCTTGATATGATGAATAGCGATGACTTTAAGAAGTTGCGTGTTGCTATGTTAGATGATGAGCCTGTAGAAACCTGCAAGCGTTGCTATGACTTAGAATTAATTGGCACATGGACCATGCGTCAAAGTCATAACAAACGCAAAGGTCTTGAGTATGTAAACTATATTGCTGAAAACACACAAAAAGATGGTACATTAGATAAGTTTGAAATGAAATACATGGATATACGTTTTAGTAATCTATGTAATATGAAGTGCCGTAGTTGTGGTCCAGGCTGTAGTAGCCAATGGGCACAAGAATATGTAGAAAACAATGGCATTGAAAAGTATCAAACACACTTTCACAATACCAAAATTGTTGTAAGCAACAATGATGATCTTAAGTTTATGGCTAAATTAAAGCCACATCTTAAAGACGTTACAGAAGTATATTTTGCTGGCGGCGAGATTATTATTCAGCCTGAACATTATGAATGTTTAGATTATTGGATTGAGAATGGATTAACAGATCAAGTTGAATTAACATATACCACTAATCTAAGTCAATTAAAATATAGAAAAGATGTAGACTTAATTAGTTATTGGAAAAAGTTTCCTAAATTAAAAATATGGGCTAGCTTAGACGCACATGGCTCACTGGCAGAAGTCATACGTAAGGGTACTGATTGGAATCGTATTGTTAATAATATTAAACTAATCAAACAAGAAGTCCCACACGCAGAGTTTCAAATTACTCCCACAATTAGTATTTGGAACGTGTTTACATTCCCTGACTTCTTTGATTATATGATTAAGAATGGATTTATTGATACTAAGAGCAGTCCAAGATTTAACTTAGTTACTTTCCCGTGGTATGCTAATATCATGATATTGCCAGCACATGTTAAACGTAGACTTGTTGAATTATATCGTGTATATCAAAATCGTTATAAAAATAATATTGATATCTATAACGGTTTTAAAATGATCATTTACAACTTAACAGTGGGCGAAGAAAACAAAGGTGGCATACAAGAGTTTATTCAACACACAAAAGAAATAGATAGTTTACGTGATGAAAGTTTATTAGATTTAGTTCCAGATTTAAAAGAGGTGTTTGAGTGGGCAGAAAGTTAATTGCTATTGAGGCACCTCAACCCTATCTAGCAGTTACATGGCAAGTTAATAACTACTGTAACTATAAATGTAGTTATTGCAATCCTGGAAACTGGAGCGGTACTGATAGAAATGAAGGTAACTTAGATCGTTATATTGAAAATTTATCTACAATTATAAACAAATACAAAGACGCAGGTTATAAAAACTTTAAGTTTTTCTTTAGTGGCGGCGAACCAACTGCTTGGAGTAATTTTATACCTATTTGCGAATGGATTTATAACGAATTACCAAGAGCAACATTAGCAGTAAACACAAACTTAAGTCGCCCATTAGCTTGGTGGCAAAAGCACTATTATCTATTTGACGATGTAGTCGCTAGCTTTCATATTGAATATAGCAATAAGAAGAAGTATGAAGAAAACAGTATATTCTTATGTGAAAAGGTTAATTATCTTGCTACTAAAATGCTAATGCACGAAGAACGTTTCTGGGAAGTTGTAGAGTTTGGCAATTATTTAAAGACGGTAATGCCTAACTATTTTATTGAATGGACTCCACTATTCGATGAAATGACAGTAAACGCAAGTCCATGGCACTATAATGACCCTGAAAAAGAAGAATGGCTTAAAAAGAATACAACAGAAATACATCAAACTAAAAGAAAGCCAATGAAACGTACAACTCTTACTGTAAGCTATTGTAAATATGATGACAATACTAGTGAGGTATGTAACAGCAATGAAGTTATAGTATCTGGAAATAACTTCTTTAGTGGTTGGTCATGTAATGTAGGCGACTGTTTGTTTATTAATCCAATTGGCGAAATGAGTTTAGCAAGTTGTGGACAGGGTGGGTATGTAGGCAATATTTTAGAAGATGTAAGCCAAGCAGGACCCAAAAAAATAATTTGTGAAAAAGAACATTGCCATTGTGGCACAGATATTATTATTCCAAAGGCTAGTGAATTATGGCAATCTTAAACAGAGACAATTTTTATCATTTAGGTTCAAGAGATTTTATTGAAAAGCGTGAAAGTACCAGCACATGGTTTATTCGTGATTTTCACAATGATCCAGTAGATTATTACTTTTTTGATTTTAAAGATGGAGATGTATTTGATTACTATCCATTACATCAATTTTTAACAAATGAAGAAATACAATCTATTAAAGATAGAAAAGTAATGTTGTGTATTGATAATTGCCATGAATCATATCATAGCATAATTGACCCATTGTATAGAAGTTTAGTTATTAAACAGGGAATACCAGCAGATCAAATATTGTTATTAACTGAAAGTGCTGATATAGCAACAGAAATCGAAAGAATTGCTAGTTTATACAATCAACCATTGATGAAAGCAGAATGGATATGTACATTTGAATACAACATTCAAGTTAATATTAAAGAACGTTATCCAAATGAACAAGACATTCCCAATAGATTACAATTAAAAGATTATAGTAAAAAGTTCTTAAACTTTAATAGAAGATGGCGTAGTCAAAGAGTATTATTAGTAGCATTAATGAAAGCTTATGGAATACTAGATTATGGCTATGTTAGTTTAGGTAAAGCAGATGATAACATGAGTTGGAATGAAGGGCTGTTTACATGGATTGACAGTTTATTAAATCACGAACCCAGTAAACTTAAATTAAAAAGATTTAAAAGTGACATTTTAAGTTTACCCGAAATGTATCTTGATAATACAAATTTAGTAGAAAATCAACCTTTATTAGATGACGCTACTCATCCGTTTTATGACAATAGTTATTTTAGTGTAGTAACAGAAACTAACTTTTTTAAAAGTCCAACGTATGGTAGAGATGAAAGCGCGAGATTTTTTAGTGAGAAAATCTTTAAACCAGTAGCAGAATGTCATCCATTGATTATAGTCAGTGTGCCGAATATGTTAGAAAAATGGACTGAATTGGGTTATAAAAGTTATAGTCCTTATATAGATGAAAGCTATGATAGTGAAAGTAATGAAAGTTTAAGAATGTTTAAAATTATAAAAGAAATTAAACGATTAAGTGAATTGTCAGGTGATGAATTGACAACTTTTTTAAACGGAGTAAAAGAAATTACTACATACAACTACAATGTTTTAAGAAATAAAACATTATTTTGCCGCAGGTTAAATTACTAAAATGCTTATAAAACCAGAACATTTAAACTATTTAAAAAACAAATATCAAAGAATTTTTATCTTTGGATGTAGTTTTACAAACTACTATTGGCCAACTTGGGCTAACATACTACACTGGGAAATACCAAACGTTACTTGCTATAACTTTGGACAGTCAGGTGGTGGTAATCTTTTTATAGCAGCAACATTAGTAGCAGCTAATCAAAAATATAAATTTAACGAAACTGATTTGGTAATACCACATTGGAGTACATATTGTCGTGAAGATCGTTATATTCAAAACGGTTGGTTAACACCTGGCAATATTTGGACTCAGGGTAGTTATGATGATGAATTTCTTAAAAAGTTTGCCTGCGCTAAAGGTTATATTGTTAGAGATTTGGCTATCATAACAAGTATAAAATATATGTTACAACAACTGCCCTGTGATAGTCTAATGTTACACGCAGTAAATCCAAGATACGATAGTAGATATTTCGAAGGCTATGGGTTTGAAGACGTAATAGATTTATACAAAGACACTATAGAAAGTATGCCAGAAACATTGTATGATTGTGTAAAGGCAATAGATCAATATGGATCTTATAATTGGATTAATGCCCACGAATATTTTAACAAACATCATAACAATGGTAAGGGCGGTATGTACCAAGATTATCATCCAAGCCCTGTACGTTATATGTCATATTTACAAAATATAGGTATTAATTTATCAAGTCCGGTTAAATTAAAAGCGCACACAGTATATGATGAACTTTTACAATTAACAAACCATGATGATATATTAATGTGGAGTAGAAATCTTTATAATAGTACACCTAATTACTATAACAGTGAGCATTTAATCTAATGGGCTTACTAAACAGAGACGGATATTATAACTTATCCACATTTAGTCATAATACTAGATTGGAGTATTGGACTAACACACTTGCTTGGCAAATGCGTCAAACACAAATTCCTGGCAAAGACTGTGATTATGATTACTACTATCTTGAGTATAAAGGAGGAAACGCATTTGAGTTGTTTCCTTTAGATAGTTTTATGAATCCAAGAACTTTAGAAAATATACGCAAAAAGAAAACTTTTTTAATGTGTGTAAATTTTCACGAAGGGTTTATAGATGGTGTAGAAGCAATATATAAACACGTTGTAATTGGGCAAAATATACCAGCAGAACAAATTATTATTGGCACAGGCAACTTTGACTTGTACAATGAAGTTCTGAGATGTAGCCAACTTTATAATTTACCTGAAATACGTGTTGAAATATTCATGGAATTAGAATACAAACTACAACACGAACGAAATTTAAACGAAGGTACCAACCCTGACGTAATGCCTAGCATGCCAATGAGTTTAAACACATTACAACATAAAAAGTATGATAAAAAATATCTGTGTTTCAACAGAAGATGGCGTTTACATCGCCCTGTATTAGTAGCATTACTTGAAGTAAATGATTTATTAAAGTATGGACATGTAAGTTTAGGTAATGCTGATGATAATCATGACTGGGCTAAAACATGGGATTGGATACTACATAGTCATCAAGGATATGATGCGATTCATGAGTTGCTACAAGCAAATATGGAAAGGATTTTTAATTTAGAACCGTTGTATTTGGATACCCCAGATTTAGTAACTAATCGCGCCACACTAGATACATCAACTGATTATTTGTATAACGATACATATTTTAGTGTTGTTACTGAAACCAATTATTATAGTGATCCATCACATAACGGCGGCAGATATTTAACAGAAAAAACATTTAAAGCGATTGCTTGTGAGCATCCATTTATATTAGTGGCTTGCCCAAACATATTGTCTGCTTTACATGAATTGGGATATAAAACTTTTAGTCCTTATATTGATGAAAGTTATGACCAAGAATACAACGATGGCAAACGTTTATTAAAAATAATAGCAGAAATCAACCGATTGTGTAATTTATCTAGTGAAGAACTATCTGAATTTTTAGACAAATGTAAAGAGATTACAAATCATAACTTAAATGTACTTAAAAACAAAGATAATTTTATACACAAGGTAAACTACAAAAATAAATAGTTCAGAGGTAATTATGACAAAAGTGGCAATGATTGGAGTTGGAAAATTAGGGCAAGACTGCGCAGAAGTAATGGCAGAAAGTTATGATGTAACAGGATATGATATTGTACCAAGAAATCCTAGTAATTTTCCTATGTCGAGTACTATTGAACAAGCAGTACAAGGCCGTGATTTAATTTTTATTGCTGCTCCAACTGCTCACGATCCTGAATATGGTGGTGAAACACCAACTAGTCATTTACCAGTAAAAGATTTTGATTATAGTGTTGTCACAGATATTTTAACTGAAGTTAATAAGTATGTAACAAAAGATCAATTAGTTGTTCTTATCAGTACAACACTTCCAGGCACAGTTCGCAATATACTTGCTCCCTGTATTACAAACGCACGTTTCATTTATAACCCTTACTTGATTGCTATGGGAACTGTAAAGTGGGACATGGTAAATCCAGAAATGGTTATTATCGGTACTGAAGATGGCGATGTCACAGGTGACGCTAAACAGTTGATTGACTTTTATAAAACTTTTATGCAAAATAGTCCACGTTACGAAGTAGGAACATGGGACGAAGCTGAAAGTATTAAGATTTTCTATAATACATTTATTAGTACAAAAATTGCCTTAGTCAATATGATTCAAGATGTAGCAGAAAAGAATGGCAATATTAACGTTGATATTGTTACAAACGCATTAGCAAATAGCACTCATAGAATTATGAGTAGCAAATATATGACAGCAGGCATGGGCGATGGTGGAGCATGCCACCCACGTGATAACATCGCATTAAGATATATGGCTGATCGTTTAAATTTAGGATATGATTTATTTGATAGCATCATGACTGCTAGAGAAGTACAAGCAGAAAACATGGCAAAACGCTGTTTAGAAAACGGCAAAAACGTTACTATCTTAGGAAAAGCATATAAGCCCGGAGTACCTTACACAAATGGCAGTGCCACAATGCTAGTGGGCTTTTATGTTGAAAAACTAGGCGGCAATTTAAATTATTATGATCCAAATACAGGTGATACTGATTTGAAACCTGATTGGACAGATGTTTACTTAGTTGGATATATCGAAGATTGGGTATACCAACTAAGATTGCCTGCCCACGCAACATTAATTGATCCATGGCGCAAATTAGACAGTAGTAATTGTAGTAGCACAGCAATTGTTAGCTATGGCAATACTCGTAAAAAAAAAGTTACGACCTAGAATCTGACAGTAAAAATCATCAGGTATTAAATTCAACGTTACGAAACTTCCCAAGTTTCAAACAATACAGTGATACCTTTAATGTATTTTATAGCTGTACAGGTAATCCTAACCCAATTACAATACCCACAGAAGTATTTGTAAAAGCAGTTAGAGAATACTATAATAAAGGCGTAACTAAATTTATTTTTATGTGCGCACCAGAAACACTATTAAAAAACATAGTAAGAAAGATTCAAACAATTGTACATGCCTGTGATGAAATCCCAGCAAGTAATTTTATATTTCAAAGTTCAAATTTAGATAGCGAGTTATATTACAATCAATATTGTGATACTATGAACTTTGACAGAAGAATGAGTCAAACAGCTTGCCATAATTTTGAAATGATAGTATTGTCAAGCGTACCTGGATTTATAAACAATTTGGGTAGTGAAGTTACTTACAATATCAAAAATAAAAGTAAAAAGTTTGTATGTTTTAATAAGGTACATAGATATCATAGAGTTGAATTATTATCTAAAATGTTAGAATCAAAATTGATAGAGCAGGGATACTATAGTTTTGAGGGTGGGCATAGTGATTGGATGAAGCAAAGCATTTTAGTTAACCCAACAGTTGAAAAGACATTAAATCAACATAAAGATTTATTCCCTTTAAGACTAGAAGGCGGTATTACCGAAAATAGACATAATCCAATATTCTTAGAAGTACCTGATTTAAAATATCATGATGATAGTTACTTTAGCATAGTTACAGAAACAATATTCTATGAAAAAACTAGTAAGAAATATAACATAGAGGGTCTGTTAGACTATTTTGAAGGTGTGTTTTTAACTGAAAAAACATATAGACCAATTGCTCTCAAACACCCATTTATATTATTAGCAGCTCCTTATAGTTTACAAAAACTAAGAGAAAGAGGATATAAAACATTTAGTCCATATATAGATGAAAGTTATGATACTGAAACTTGTGGCGACACTAGATTTGAAATGATTTGGAAAGAAATCAACAGACTATGTAATTTTTCTGATAGTGAATGGATAACATGGCAAAACAATATACAACCAATTGTTGAACATAACTATCATTTTTTGAAAAGTCAAAAAGATTTTTCATTAAAAGATTATGGGTATTTGTTTAATAATTAAATAAGTATACGAGGAATACATAGTGGCATTAGACTTTAATTTATTATCATTAGCTAAGAAAAACAAAAAGATAGAAGAAAAACCAACAGAAGACGTACAAGATTTGCGTCATCGTGCTATGTTGGATGCTATCGCACCATATGCTAAACCAACTGTACAAAAGAACTTAACTCCAGTATATGTAGATTATAAAACACGCAATACCAAATTAGTATTAGTGTTGTGTCCAGAATGGAGCCCACATATGCCACCATTTAGTCTAGCAAGACTTAGTGGCATAGCAAAAAGTGCGGGCTATGAAACACATATCATGGATTTGAATGTAAAAGCATATAACGCATATCATGGCGATTGGCGTCCAAATAATAAATTGCCATTTAGATTATGGGATCCAAGTGCCAGCTGGCATTGGCTGGGAGAAACATATCTTAAAGATATTCACCCTGTACTTGAACCTATATTAAATGACGCTATTGATAAAATCATAGCTATGAATCCACAAGTAGTAGGTTTCAGTGTATATTATATTAGTGAAGAACCTACTAAGTGGATGTGCCAAGAATTAAAACGCAGAGCGCCACATATTAAAATTGCTGTTGGTGGACCTAACGCACATAAGAGTTGGTTTAAAGTTGAACCATACTATGACTATGTTTGCGTAGGTGAGGGCGAACAAGCATTGTTAGATATACTTGAAGAAGTTGAAAATGGTGTAGAACGTACTGAACCCTATATAATTAAACAACCAGAAGATCAACGTATCAATATTAATGGCTTGCCAATGCCAGACTATGAAAGCATTGACTTTAGTGAATACGCTATTCCAAATGGTGTTAATAGTGAAATTAGTAGAGGTTGTACAGCAAAATGTACATTCTGTGAAGAAACACACTTTTGGAAGTATCGTCAACGTCAAGCAGTAGACTTAATTACAGAAGTTGAATGGCTTTATTACAACAAGGGCGTTGACATAATATGGTTTATTGACAGCCTGGTAAATGGCAACGTTAAAGAATTACGTGCTTTTGCTAAAGCATTAAAAGCTAAAAACTTGCCTATCAAATGGACAGGTTACGCACGTTGTGATGGACGCATGGACTTAGAATACATGCGTGATCTAGCCGAAGGCGGCTGTATCATGTTGAACTATGGTATTGAAAGCGGCAGTCAAAAAGTATTAGATGACATGGCTAAAGGCGTTACTATTGCTGAAATGGAACAAAACTTCCGTGATGGCAAAGAAGTAGGCATATGGGCTGCTACTAACTGGATCGTAGGCTTTCCAACTGAAGACTTTCAAGACTTTGCTGACAGTATGACATTCTTATGGCGTAACCGTAACAACAATATAAACAACGTTGGCGCGGGCGTAGGCTATGGATTAGGTCCCGAAACAATTGTAGGTCAAAACACACACAAATATAATGTCAGTGCACAGAAATATCAAAATCACTGGATTACACAAGACTTTACTAAAGGTGGAACACACGTAATGATACGTGTAAAAACATTCCATATGTTCTTAGATTTCATGACAAACTGTACAGAAGTGCCTTTTGGTTATCCAATACGAACAAGTTTAGAAAAAGATCATTATAGAATTATATTTGATAATCCTAAAGTTATTAAAGAAATCGAATATGAAAAGTTTGATTATAATATTATTCCAGAAGTAAATCCTGATAATCCATTTGCTAATACACTTGTAAATGAAATATGGCCATTCTTACGTATGTTATGGAAAACACGTGGTGGGTATTTTGCTATTATCAAGTTCAATCCTGATATTGACTTAAAAGAATTTGGTAGTCAATATGGCCCAGGAATGTTCACTGCTACATATAAATTTAGAATCACAGAAGAAGGCAAATGGACTGCTAACTTTAGTTTTGACTTTAAACAAGTAGACAATATATTTGACGATAGAACTGATAGCAGAAGAGGTCCATTCTACGCACAAGATTATAGTAGAATACAAGCTAACACAGCTAAACGCGCACGCCAACTTGCTAAACCAACTTGGGACGTAGAAGAAGGTCGTAGTGGACAAGACTTCTCAGATTTGCTTGAAGAAGAAAAAAGACTAAACGAAACAATTGATTTTTCGTTTCATTATGAATATAAAGGAACTGGCGACTGGGGTAATGTAAAAGATTATCAAGTTGAAGTTTCTAATGTCAAACGTGATATGCTTCCTGAAAAAGAAAACATGACAGAAGTTCAAACCATAAGCGTATCAAGTATTAAACGCACTAGACCAACGGAACCGTTATGAAAGAGAAAATATTAGTTATCGCAGGTGATAATCACTGTGCTGGTTGCGAAATGAACGGTGTAGAAGATAGTAAAGAAAACCGTAGCAAATCATTTGGCGGATTACTAGCAAAAAAACTTGGATATAAACCAGTTAACATCGCATATCCAGGATCAAGCAATACAGGTATTGCTAGATCAGTTATGGAGTGGGTACATAGAAAATATGATAGTTACTTAATGGATGTTACTTTTTTAGTTGGTTGGACAGAAAGTAGTAGAATAGATGTTCCCTATAGAATGCCAAAACCCTATGATACATTATATCCCGGGTTTGATTGGGTGCCTTTAACACAACAAGACTACTTAATGATTAACACTGGGTATCCAGGATCTCAACCTGATGAAAAACTTATAATTGCTGATTGGCAACCGTTTATGCACAGTCAGAATTTTTATTTTGAAATATTAACATTTCAATATATTTTACAACTTCAGTACTTGTTTAAATCACACAATTTTAAATATATTATGTGTAACACTTTAAACATGTATAGTGAGAATAACGCACAAGCTGAGTTTTATAAAAATTGTATTGACACAACATACTATTATGAACCATGGGAAAATATGCAAAGTTTTTACTTTAAATATGCTCATCAGGGACACAAAAACGAAAAAGCCAAGTACATGCATCACGGCGAAGAACCACATCGTTTATACGCAGAAGAACTTTATAATTTTATAAAGGATAAATTATGAAACGTGTGTTAATTGCTGGTGATAGTTTTGCCTGTGATTGGACTAAAAAATACAATGGGTTTGGTTGGCCAAACATGCTTACAACTCTTTACAAAGTTAAAAATGTAGCACAAGCAGGAGTAAGCGAATATAAAATTCATAAGCAACTTTCTAGGGAAAACCTAGACAAGTATGACTATATTATTGTAAGTCATACTAGTCCATTTCGCATACCTGTAGAAAAACACCCATTACATAGTAAAGATAAACTTCATAAAAACAGTGATTTGATTTACAATGATATTTTACATCATGTTGATAATCATCCTGAACTATCAGTGATAACACAATTTTATGAAAAATACATGTATAGTGAATATATGGAATTTGTACATAGTTTGTTGATGCGTGATATTGATAATATGTTAGATAATAAAAAAACATTACATTTGTTTCATGTAGAAGACAATTGTGTATATAAATTTAAAAATATGTTAAATTTTAATGACATATGGTTAGCAAATAAGGGTTTAATTAATCATTATAATGAGACAGGCAATATTTTAGTATTGAACAAAATTGTTGAACAGTTGGAAAAATTATGAAAGAAAAAGTTTGTTTAATTGCTGGCGGAAGTGACGTAGCAGGTAGTGAAATTGACGGCACAGATGACAGTAAATATAATAGAGAAAATAGTTTTGGTAATATAGTTGCTAAACAACTTGGATACCGTCCAATTAACATAGCAATGACAGGATCGACTAACCCCAGTGTAATGCGTAGCGTTATCGAATGGATTAATACGCAATATGATCCTGAAAAGATGGATTTATTTGTTATTATTGGATGGACTGAAAGTAGTAGAATGGAAATTCCATGGATTAAATCTACGCCATGGGAAACTTACAATTCAGGAGCAGACTGGTATAGCGCAAGCGCAAATGATTACTTAAGAGTAAATGCTGGATGGGCAGGAACTTATCACGAAGAACAAGTAGCAATTGCTGAATGTCATAGAATTATGGTATCTTATGGATTCTTTCTTGAAATTATTAGTGCTAATAATATTTTAACAATTCAATTTTTGTTAAAATCATTAAAGATTCCTTATATTATGTGTAACACATTACATATGTTTACTCCTTTGTCACACTCAACAAGACAACTTAAATTTTATATAGAACAAATTGATAGAAAACGTTATATCAATATTATTAACAATAACGAATCCTTCTTTACAAAATACAAAACTTTGGGCTACGTTAATCCTAAAGCTAAATATTGGCATCATGATGAAAAGCCCCATATATTATATGCTGGGGTATTGTTAAAGTTCATAGAGGAAAACAAATGTTTATAGTACGTTGGATTAAAGCAATTATACGCGAATATCAATTTAGAAAAAGATTGAAAGAATTGCGCAAAAGAGACCCATTCATTTACAAATGAAATATCATATAGGATTAAGTTGCGGATTTCACGATGCGGGTTTAACAGTTATCAGTGGTGATGGTGAAATACGTTTTGCCAGTCATAGCGAAAGATACAGTAAAGTTAAACACGATAAAGACCTGTGTCCTGAAATAGTAGAAGACGCACTTAATTATGTACATGGGCCTTACACACTTAATTACTATGAAAAACCCTGGTTAAAATTATTTCGACAAATTCGTGCAGGTCAAAGTTTAGACTATCCTAAAGCCGAACGTGTTATAGGCAAAACTGTCATGGAACTGTTTGATAATGAGCCTGTAAACACACATAGTCATCACAAATGCCATGCTGCTGCTGGATTCCAAACAAGTCATTTCACTGACGCAACCGTAGTTGTTATTGATGCTATTGGTGAAATGGACACAATTAGTATATGGGACGCACGTTACAATCGTCATGGCATAGCACAGTATAAAAAACTATGGAGCAAGAGTTACCCTGATAGTATAGGACTATTCTATAGTGCTATGACAAAACGTGTGGGACTTAAACCATTAGATGAAGAATATATTTTAATGGGTATGGTTGCTTATGGTAGCAGTACATTAGCAGACATAATGAAGTTTGAAGTATTAGACAGTGCTAAAAACTTTCAATTTAAGAACAATTTTCATATTG